CAATTCTATGCTCTGGAACCAAGGTACAGAACAAGATAAAACATTTGTTCGTACGAAGACTAAACGTCGACTTTCTTATATCTCTAACATCTATGTTGTTAAGGATCCAGCTAATCCTCAGAACGAAGGACAGGTATTCCTGTATAAGTTTGGTAAGAAGATCTTTGATAAGATTAATGACCAGATGGTACCTGAGTTCGATGATGAGTCACCAGTCAACCCATTTGATCTATGGGAAGGTGCTGACTTCCGTCTGAAGATTCGTAACGTAGAAGGGTATCGTAACTACGATAAGTCCGAGTTCGATTCACCATCAGTATTAGGTGATCTCGAGGATGATGCTCTCGAAGATATTTGGAACAAGGAGAAATCACTTAGTGCTCTTATCGATCCATCACAGTTCAGGTCTTATGATGAACTAAAGGCCAAGCTATATAAAGCTCTGGCTCTTGATGGAGGACCTACTGCAAATACAATGACTGCAGAAGAGGTCTCAGAAGCAGCTCCACCAGTACAAAAGGAGCGTGCAGCACCTGTCCAGCAGAAAGCATCTGCACCATGGCAGGACGATGAAGAGGATGATGGATTGGCTTTCTTTCAGAAGTTAGCTGAAGAAGACTGATTATTGTCCTACAGCGAACTTTCTACCATAAGTGGAACTTCTATTACTTAGATTTACTACTGTGGTAGAACCTCCGCCAGATGGGGGTGGTGGGGCACTAGCTTGTCCTCCGCCCCCATCATTGTTTATAATGACAGGAGGAGTAACAGCAGGACCTTGGTTGGCTCTTTGATTTACAAATGTTGCTTTGCTTATTTGATCCCCAACTTTCCAATCTCCACTCTTCATCATATCTTGAACAATTTTAGCATCCTCAGCTGTGATGCCATCTTGCTCAAATTTTCCTTGATTTGCCAAATCCATAATTTGTTTAGGATCAACACCCATCTGTCTATACAGATGGCTCATCTTAGACATTAATCCTACAACGCCCTCTTTTACTGATCCACCAAAGTATGATGAGTCAACATATCCTTCTCCTAAAGGTCCTTGAGGCTTTTCCATTCCAACAGGTTTTTTAGGTTGAACATCAGCTGGTTTTGGTGGGGATGGTTTTTTAGCATTATCATTTGCAGCAGGTTTAGGCATATCTGGAGTAGCAGCAGAAGCATCTAAATCCCCATATCCGCCTGTCATTATTGGTTTAGCACCTGCAGGAGGTTTTGGAGGAGTAGGTGGAGGAGGAGTTGCAGAAGTTGATGCCTTTATCTGAGCTGCTGCTTCTGGATTATCATTAGCAGCTTTTTCAGCAGCTTTTACAATTGCTGGATCCTTACTAATATCTTTATCATTCATTAACCAATCATAAAGTTTTTCAGCTAAAACATCTCCGCCAAGAGAACCAATTAAACCTCCTAATAAACCTCCTGCTATTGTACCAACTACTGGAAATACCAGTGTTCCTAAAAAAGCTCCTATCATTGCTCCAGCAGCACCTCCTAAAGCACCGCCTATTGCTTTTACAATCTCTGCTTTCAATTGTTCCGGAGGTAAGTCACTCATTTCATATGCTTGAACAGCAAGAAAAACTCCACCAAAAGCAATGCCTACACCTGGAAGACCTTTGAGGTATTTTAATTTAGAAAGCATTTTAAGAACTGATTTGTTTGCTTTTTTACCTGACGTTTGTGCATTTGGTAATCCAACTGGTTTTGCTGGATTAATAGTTGAAGGTTTAGCTGCAGTTGGGGCACTGCCTTTTGGAGCTGAAGGAGCTGCAGACGGTTTCGCTGCTGCAGGTGCATTAGCATTAGCTGCAGTAGGCACATTAGCTTTAGGTGCACCAGCTTTAGGAGGTTCTGCTGCTGTTGTGCCTGTAGGTACCTTACGTGTAGGATCTACTTTAGAGAATTCTCCAGCACCTGGTTGGCCAGGAGCTACTCTAACTTGTGGTTTACCTGTTTTAGTTTTACCTGCATCTACAAGATCTCTGCCTTTAGCATCTTGACCAACTACTGATTGTCCTTTAGGTTTGGCATCACCAGTGGTTGTAGTTTTTCCTGCTTTATTGTCATTGGCAGCTGTAGGTTTTTTATTTTTATCCGTGTCTGCGCCAGGTTTTTTATTTTTGTCTACATCAACATCAGGTTTAGCTCCAGATGTTACAAACCACTTTCTTAATTTATCACCAATTAATCCTGGTACAGATAAAATACCTTCGACAGCTCCTTTTAAAGCAGCTGTTATTCCACTAAGACCTAATTTAAATGCTAGAAACGGTGCTGCTATTGTACCTATTGCTAAAGCTGTTTCACCTAGGTTTTTCTTTAACCAATTAAACGCGGTGGCAACACCAGAATCTTTTCCAACTAACCCGTTAATAAGACCCTTTGTAAATGCGTTCATTTCTTCTGGGAATCCTGCACCCAAAAGACCAGCTAATCCTAACCCGCCTAAAAGACCTAAACCGCCTCCGTCGTCTTTTTTATCGCCAAAGAAACCACCCGGACCAGGCTTCTTTGACAAGCCTGGTGCTTTGGATTGATCTTTTAAAGGTTTTTTATTATCTTTACGAATACCCATTATCTCTTTAAGTGTAGACTTCATTACACCTAAAGATTGTTTATTGTCTTTACGTAAACCTGCAATTTCCTTAAGGGTTTGTTTTTGTAGACCCTTAACATCTAGCATAGTACGGTTTACAGTTGAAAGACTGGCGCCTTTATTGACTGGGTTAGGTTTAGCCATTTATTACTTCTTCTTTTTACCTTCTTTTACTGCATCAGCACCAAAGAAAGCTGCAACCAATGCAGCAATAGCAACAAAGTATGTCGGTGCAATATCGCCAATAATTTGTGCAGCATTATCAGCACCTAGGACAGATGTTGCAAGAATGGTAGCTGGGTATAGTAACATACCAAACAAAGCAAACCATGTCATCTTTCTCATTGCATCTCTTTGAGCGTCTTGGTCTTCTAGTTCTCTTCTTTTGAACTCAAGATGCATTTCCCATTCTTCTTTAGAAATATGTCCATCACCATTAGCGTCTGCTCCTGCAACTGCTGATGCATCTATAGTTTTAATTTCTTCTTCTGCCATTAAAAACGTTCCCTTTCTTGCAGCTCTTGTAAGTGCTGTATTAACAATTCAAAATAAAGATCACGTTCAAATGGATATAAGTTTTCAATTTCTTCTATAGAGTATTTATGATGCTGGACCATACTAAAAACTGTATTATAGTAATTAGATAGGCTCGTATGAGCCAGCGCTATCAAAAAAAATCATTAATTCCTGTAAGAATAGCTGTTTTCTTTTTCTTTTTATTGTTTACCTTTACTTCATATTGTTGCTTCATAGTAATCTTAGGCATATCAGCAAAGTATTCTTGGATTACTTTAAAAGCTGAAGAGGGAATAGAATCAATAAAAGTATTCAATTCTTCTGTGCTACTATCTTTAGGATCAATAGGTTCTTCACCATCATATATTGTTTTGATACAACTTGAAAGAACTTCAGTAGAATTTTCTACAGTAGTGTCATCTGCCATTTCGAGAAGATCGTTGTAACGTGGATATCTCAATTCTAGCTTTACAGTTTCATTAATATCAATTATATTACTTTTATCTGACTTTGTTACTTCTAGATTATCAAAGTCTATTGTAACGTCTGTATAATCTTCTAAGTCATTATCCCAATATCTAATATTTTGTTCATTAGATATGCTAGCTGCTCTTAGTTTAAGAAAGAAATATTCAGTATCAAAACTTGTGAATTGTTCGGTATCAATATCATCAAGTACGCAGTTAGCTATAACCTGAACGACTGCTCTGATAAAATCATTTGGTGTACCAGCAGTCTGAGCAAGTAAAAGAATCTTCTCTTCTTTTACAAGAAAAGGTCTATACTTAACTGTCTGTCCTGAAGATGGTAATTTGAGGGTAAAAATAGGGTGTTGAATAATCGGTAATGCCATTCCAAACTCCAATCATTATCTTACAATATTTAAAAGGTCTATTGCCCTTCTAGCTGTGCTACTAGTAGCAAGTCTATTTATTACTCCCAATCCATTCTTTAATCCCGTCATAATACCAGAAGCAGAGGTAACACCGTTTACAGAAGGAGCAGAAGCCTTACTTAATGTATAATACCTATATGAAAAGTTAATAGTTACAGATGCAAATTGATCAGTCATTGCCCATTCAGTAGTAATGTCTGATACCTGTGTCGGAAATGCTTCGTATAATGTATATGTTAATATTTCTTTTGATGCTGCATCATAGAGTTTTATTTCAATTGTAGTTTCGTATTCACTCTTGTAACGAATTTTCATTACTGGAACACCAGATGGACTTACTCCATCAGATCCCTTTGAAGCATCAGAATACAATATGTTGTCTAACCATTCATTAAAGAATGTTAAAGGCTCACCATCGTTTGCTACAAAGAAAGTTAAAGGTACATCAGGATTGACCATACCGGTTACTTTTCTATCTATCGTACCATAACCTAATCTTACGTCGTCAGCTATTGTTATTTGTTTACCTGGCAAAGAGGCAGAATGACATATAAACGATAATCTTGAAGTTGAAGAACTACTAGCCCAATTAGGTGCATTTACGTTAACTAAGAATAGATTAGGTTTATATAAACCATTTCTTTGAGTTAATTCGGAAGCCATAGCCTGTACATTGAATCTAGAAGATCCGCCATTTCTACCAGCACCTGTTAAGCTGTTGATGGCGTTTACAGCTGATCCAGCTATACCAACTCCTAAATTTATTTTATTGACTACGTCAGTTATTGCCATTAATACATATCCACCGAATCTTTGAAAACCTTTTTAATATCTTGTTTCATAAATCTTTCGGTTGGCAAGAACAAAGCTAAATTCCACTCTTGAGGATATATGGTCACAAACCTAGATTTAACATTAGTATTTAGATATCTTTTGATACAAGGCTTAAACATTTTCATTCTAGAGGTTTTTTTGATTATCTCATACGTTATGTTTAGTTTAGCTTTCTTGCCTAGCTTTTCATCATCTATGTAAGGCCATAAAGCGTCCATTAACTTAGCTCTAGCTAGATGAGGTAAGTAATGCATGTTGAGACCATAGAAACTATTACTGTCACCATCTAATGGAAATATTAAAGGGAATCTATCCCAATAAGGTAGTTTGTCTTTAAATTTAGCATCATATATGAACATATACATTTTACCATAATCTAAACGAGAAGTTAATCTATCTGGATCACCTTTTAATATTCTGTTATTCGTAACAGTTTTTACATTGTCTGTGATCCAATCTCTAGCATCGACTACATTCTTTTGGATTTCTGATGGAGCTCTTGCTAACAAGTCCGTAAAAAGATAACTTGCCATTAGATTCCTAATTCCTTCTCTGTCATGATCTTAAATTGCCATCCTCTGTCTTTACAATACTCAGATGCTGCCTTCCACTTTGCTTGGTTGATTCCCCACGTTTTGACTTCATACAGATATTTTCTTGTTCTAGACTTCTGTATTTTTGGAGCCTTAGTCTGGCTGGCGGGTTTAACTTCGATAACAATGACTTCATTTGTATTCTTCTTTATCCAAAAATCTGGAAAATATCTATGCCATTTACCATCTATAGGGCTTCTATATGGTATAAAGAATTCCTCGCTAGCCCAATTAACTATGTCTGGGTGTTCGTCTAAATACATCATGAGCTTGCATTCCCACAAACTACGATAAATAATGTTAGTGGGATCACCTTTATATTTTGATTTGTTTTTAGGACGAAATTTACCCTTGTAACTCATGCATTATTTATAAGGAACAGTAATGGGCGTATTAAATGGGACACAATTTGGGCTCAAAAAGTCTACAAGTATAGCTCAAGCATCTCAAATTATTGAACAAAATAAAGCTAACATGTCAGGTCCTGGATCTATGACTTATCCAGTTGATCTACCTGGTGATACAAGATTCATACTTATGATGCATGAATACAAATATGATAGACAACAAGGAAACATCACAACATTAAGAAGTATATATAATCTTCCATTGCCCAGAAATATATCAGACGAATTAGGTCTTAATTATAATGTTACAGAGTTGGGAGCTGTTGGTGGTGAGATAGCTGGACTTGTAGGTGAGGTAGCAAGTGCTGCGCAAAACAGTGGTAACAATGCAGATATGACTAAAAACGTTGCTGAAGCTGTAAAAGGAATTGTTAACAATACTGTACAAACAGCCAAGAATGCTAGTTCTACAGACGCATTGGCTGGACTCAATGCAGCAGCTGCATCATTATCTAGCAAGAAAGGTGTAACTAATGCTACAGGTGTTGTAGGATCAATACTCGGACAAGTACCAAACCCACATGCTATTACTCTGTTCAAAGGTGTGACTCTTAAAAAGTATTCTTTTAGTTGGACTTTAATGCCTAGGATGAAGGTTGAAAGTCAAATAATAGCTAGAATGATTAACAACATAAGAAGAGATGCATTACCTGAAAGAAAGTTAGGAGGATTGACATTGTCATATCCTTACGAAGCACAAGTTATAATGATGTCGAATGGAACTGAATCGTTAATGAGATTCAAACCAAGTTTTATAACAAGCATGAACGTAAACTTTACAGCTGGTGGTAGCTTGGCTTTGTTAGAAGATGGATATCCAGCTAGCGTCCAAATAGCTATATCATTCCAAGAGAACGATATTTGGAGCAGAGAAGATTATGGGCAATCTACTACATCAGCAGGAATGTTCACATAATGTTTAATTTTTTACCAATAGTTAAATTTAAAAATAGAGACATAGTTGATATAACTAAAGGCATTAAAATTGCAGATCAATTTAATTTGAATCTATACGAATTACAAAATTATGCAGTACAAGAAGGTGATAGACCAGAAGACATTGCCCATTATTATTATGAAGACGCTACTTTAGCCTGGTTAGTATTATTACCTAATGTACAATTAGATCCATATTATCAGTGGCCAATGATTACTAAAGATTTTGATAATTGGATGATAAAAAAATATGGTAGCATTGAAACTGCTATGTCTACTATACTTCATTACACTCATAGTACTAAAAATATTACTATTAGTAAAACTTCATATGATTTGAGCGCTTCTTTAGATTATATAAACGCTGGAGATTACAGACCAGTGTATGCTTATGATCACTATAGTACTATTAATGATAACAACAGACACATTAAATTAGTTTCTGATGAATTTTTACCTAAAATTTTATCTGATTTAAAAGATTTGTTCGATGTCTGATATTGAAAATGGTAAAATTGAAATTCTTCATATGGCGATTGCCAGAGTAAGTCGCGATGGAGTAGAAGACATTGTATCAGTACACGATATGTTTATTCAATGTTCTTTTACTGAAAGCATTTTTGGCGACTTTATATTTGGTACAATCACGCTAGTTGACGGTAAAGGTTTATTAACTAGATTTAATAAAGTAGGTTTCCAAGCACAAGAAATTCTATTTATAAAAGCTAGATCAAAAGATAAAGAACCCTTTAATCTACAATTTGCTGTAGGTGAAGTAACCAATATAGAATTCTCTAACCAAAGTCAAAGTTCTTCTTTTACACTAGCTCTTATGTCATACGAGAGTATAATTGATATGAATGCTAGTGTAAATCAAGCATTTCAATCCACATATAGCAAAGCTGCAGAAAAAATATTTGAGAATTATATAGAGAAAGATAGTAGATTTAAAAATATTTTTGTTAAGAGAAGTGATATAGTTCAATTTAATAAACCAAAATTAGATGTACATGATTCCATTGGAGCAGAAAAGTTTATCATTCCAGGACAGCAGCCATTAGAAGCATTAGAATTTTGTGCAAGAAGATCTATTAATACTGACTATAGAGCTAGTGTCTTTATCTCCTATCAGAGCATAAGTGGTTTTAATTTTCATAATTTAGAAAAACTTATAGAGGATGGAGTAAAAGAAATAAAATCTAATAGGGATTTAGTTTTCAGATATGCCTCTACTGAAGAAGATCAAAGCAGTACTCCTAATGTTGAACGTAAGATAAAAACGTTTCAATCGGTAGACTTAACTAATAGTATTGATAATACTACTGCTGGTGTTTATAGAAACACAGTAAGATCTGTTGATATGATAAGAAAAACTATTAAAGACTTTAACTTTATCTATGAGAAGGAACATGTACATTTTAAAAAACTTGGTCCAAAAAAACTAGTGGACAATAAGTATCTTGAAGACTTTACTAGAAGTAATTATGAGTATCTGTTGTTCAAAGATTCCTCTAAACCTAATCAAAGGTTTGAAGCTATATTAGGAAGAAGAATGCCTTTTGTATTGAGTTTAAATAACATTAAGGTAAGTTTTTTAATTAATGGAGACAGTACTTTGAAATGTGGTAAAGTTATTGAGTTTGACATTCCAGAAATGTCAGCTTTTGATACAAAGGCTGCTTCAGAAAGATCAAAAACTAAATTCAGTGGATATTGGTTGATAGAAAGCGTTACTCATTCATTTGGTAAAGATACTTACAACTGTGTGGTAAGTGTACTTAAAGATAGTATTGTGGAGGCAATGGGATAATGTCAGTTCAATCAACATATGATACCTTTAGAAATACTTCTTTTTTTGTAGGAATTGTAGAGGATAGAAATGATCCTTTAAATCTTGGTAGAGTAAGAGTAAGAATTTTAGGGTTACATACAGAAGATAAAACATTAATTCCCACAGATGGATTACCATGGGCACAGCCTATACTACCTGTTAACAGTGCATCTGTAAGTGGTGTAGGTCTTTCTCCTACAGGCCTTGTAGAAGGGTCATGGGTGATTGGTATATTTTTAGATGGAAAAGAAGCACAACAACCTATTATATTTGGATCATTTGCTGGTATTAGTAGTGAAAAAAGACCATCGACAGAAGGCTTTTCTGATCCATTAGGAGTCTATCCTAAAGAAAAATATATGAATCAATCTGATGTTAATAAGTTAGCAAGAGGTGATAATGCATATGGCGAGGAATCTTTAGCTGTAAAAATCAGAGATAGAGTAAGAGATGTAAAAAAAGCTGTACCTCCTAAAGTACCTACAGTCAGAGATAATGAAGAAGAGTTTTTTTACGAAAGACCTTATTGGAATGAACCTAACCCAAGATATGGTGGCCAAAGAGATATCTCAAATGATAATGTACAAGATACATGTATAATCAATGAAGAAACAGGAGAAGGTCCTTCTAAATCAACCTATCCTTACAATCATACGTATACTACAGAATCTGGTCATGTCATGGAATATGATGATACTCCAGGGGGTGAAAGAATTCATCAGTACCACACAAAAGGCACGTTTTATGAAATACAACCTGATGGAACTAAAGTAACAAAAGTAGTCGGTGATGATTATCAAATTTATCTAAAAAATAATAACGTGGTAGTAAAAGGAAATGTAAATCTTACGATTCAAGGTGATGTAAGAACTTACATTCAAGGAACTAAGTATGAAGAAATAGATGGTGATTATCATCTTAATGTTAAAGGTAGCGTGATAACCAAAATTCAAGGCAATGAACAAAAGGAAGTTATGTCTGATCAAGCAACTCAAATAAATGGTGATAGACGTGAAAGAATTACAAAGAATAAAAAACTCGTAGTTGATGGATCAGAAGATAAGACAGTCAGAGGTACTTCTAATACGACAATTCATGGTGATGTTTATGAATTGAATAGAAAATATAAAAGGTTGTTGGTTGGGGAATCGTATACCTACTCAACTACTGGCAATACAAATATTACAGTTGGTTCCCATTATAATCTATTGGCTGTTGCAAATGTTAAAATTGAATCTAGTGTAACTGTTGATATAGATGGGGGTGCAAACGTAGATATTGATGGACCGAGGATAGATCTTAACTAATGTTTAACTTAGATTTTAATAAAATAGTATCGAGTTTTGAAAAGTCTGGCGTAGACGAGAAACTAAAGGCTATTGATGAAAAGATTAAAGAGAAGATGAAAGAAGTTGAGAATACAGACTTCTCAGCTCAATCTCCAGAAGCAGCTATAGCTAAAATGAATACAGCTTTAGAAGCTATTGCTGATGTTTCTGAAGATATGTTAAATGCAGCAACTGCTCTTAAAGAGCCTTTGATAGATTTTCAAACTGAGTTTGCCAGAGCAATGAATAGCCCTGAAGGTCAAACATCGATACAACAACTAATGGATAAAGCTGGTATTAACAAGTTTAAAGCTACAGACATAACCAAAAAAATATCCGATGGTCTTAGTTCGGGATCTAGTAAATTAGGTGGTCTAGATTTTGGCAAAGTAATTCCTAAAATAAAAATTAAAAAAGAAATTGATTATGACGAAAATGGGGAGCCAGTAGAAAAGTTAATAGCTATAGAATTAGGAAAACCTTCTAATAGTCCTGTGAATGATTCTGAACGTGAGCCAGATCCACCAATATTTGAACCTAAGGTTCCAGCGCAGGTATTGAAGAATCCTTTCTTAGCTAACAATGGATTGATTGTTGCTTTGGGAAGGCTACCAATAAATAAATTTCAGGTTCCTGTAACTACAGTAGTTCAAACAGATCCTTCAACTGGTGAAAACATTGTTTACGAAGCTCAAACAGATGAGCATGGTAATTCAGTGATGGTACCATCTGGGTTTCCTAGTAATGAAGATTTCGCAGCTAAGTTTGAACAAGGAAGAAATGCTGCTGTAGGTAAAATGCAAAATGCTATGGGTTCGCTCAAACAATTGTTTGGTCAGGGATCAAAAGTGTTTCAAGATAGTGCTCGTAAGCTATCAGAAGCATCAAATATAGCAATACCACCAGTACCTAGTGCAAACATTAAAGGGGTACGAAACAGTAAAGTAGATCCTGTAAGTGGAATTAGCATTAATGTTGAAGAGTTAGCTAAAATAGAAAAAGAACTTGACAAATCACTTAAACCTAAATTAGATCAAACAGGGGCACAATTAGAACTGTTTTTCAATCAACTTGGAGGAGGAGGACCAGATAATTCTGGTGCAGACGTCTAATGAGTAAGACTATAGTTAAAACCGAAATTAATTCTAGAAACCCTGAAATATTTTCAGATTTCTTCACTGATTTTTCTAGAAATGTAGTAACAGGTCAGCTTAATAAAAAACGAAATGAAGCAGCTGTAATTCAATCTGTAAGAAATCTTTTACTTACAGATAGAGGCGAAAGACTGTTTCACCCTGAAATAGGTTCTAGTATAAGATCTTTGTTATTCGAGAATGCTACTGTAGATGCTTTACTAATGACACGACAATTAGTGCAAGAGGTTTTTGAAAAGCACGAACCAAGAGCAAATTTGTTGTTCAGTGACGTGACTTTTGATACTGATAGGAACCAAGCATATATTACTGTAAGGTTTTCACTAATAAATAGTACGGAGCCTGTAACATTTAATCTAACACTGGAGAGGACTAGATAATGGCCTCAGAGTTTAACGTAGCTAATCTTGAGTTTGATTCTATAAAATCAAACTTACTTGCCTATATGCAAGGCCAGGAAGTTTTTAGAGACTATAATTTTACTGGTTCTAATCTAAACGTACTTTTAGATGTGTTAGCATACAACACGTACTACAATAATATATATCTTAATCATGTAGCAACTGAGATGTTTTTGGATAGTGCACAGTTAAGAGACAGTGTTTATTCATTAGCTAAATCACTAAACTACTTACCGAGATCTTATAGATCCTCTGTTGCTTATATTAACATAGACGTTAATCCTGATGACAACCCTCACTCCATAACAATCCCAAGATTGACTCAATTTACAACAGTAGTGGATGAAACAAGCTATGTGTTTTCTACAAATAATGATATTGTTGTTTACGCTAACAATGGTTATTTGGCATCTAATGTAGCAATATACGAAGGTACTATAGTTAATGAAGCTTATCTAGTATCCAATAATAACAATACTTATTACATTAATAACTTCGATGTAGATATTACAAGCCTCACTATTAAAGTAAGAAACTCTACTTCTGATGATACTAATACTATCTTTCTTAGAGCTAATAGTTTATTTAACGTAACTAGTACATCTAATGTATTTTTTGTAGAGCCCTCTTCTAATGGCAGCTACAATGTTGTTTTTGGCAATGGAACCTTTGGTAGAAGTTTAAGCAACAATAATGTTGTCGAAATGACATACAGAGTATCAAACGGTCTTGCACCAAATGGAGCAAACAATTTTTCTGCAGCTTCAGTGGCAGGATATGATGCTGCTGTATCGTTGGTTACTAGGGCCACCAATGGAGCTGAATTTGAATCTTTGGATGACATTAGATTCCAAGCTCCTAGAGCATTAGCTGTACAAGAAAGAGCAGTAACAAAACTAGATTATGAAACTCTAATAACAAGAGAGTTTAATGATATTACTGACACGCATGTTTTTGGTGGTGAAGAATTAAATCCTCCAGAATTTGGAACAGTTGTAATTACAGCAAGAAGTGATTCATTTGATATTATGCCTTTAAGTCTTAAAAATCAAATAACTTCTTTTATAAAACCTAAGACTCCTATAGGTGTATCACTTCAGGTATATGACCCTTTTTATACGGATATAGAAATTACTTCTACAGTTAAATTTAATAGAAACTTAACAACAGACACAAGTAGTGAAATTTCATCTGTTGTGGTAACTGCAATAGAAACATTTAACACTGCTAACTTAAATAAATTTGATAAAACATTTAGAAGAAGTAAACTATCTGAAAGCATTAACAGTTCACATTCTTCTATTTTAGGTAATGATACTAAAGTAAGAATGGTTAAAACTGTATCGCCTAATACCAATGTTTCATTTACTTCTTCTTTATTATTTCATAACGAATTAAACAGAACCAATCCTATAAATCCAGACACACAGGATGCTTATGTAAGATTTTCTAATCCGACTGTTACTTCTGAAGTCTTTTCCTATAACAACATTACTGGTGCTTCTTTGAGAGATGATGGTAAAGGAACCCTTCAAGTAGTTACTGCTAATACAACAGATTTAAATGTTTTAAACTCTAATGTGGGAACGGTAAATTATACTACAGGCGAAGTAAGTATTGCTAATTTAGTTATTAGTTCATATGCATCTACTAACACTAGTTTTAAAGTATATGCTACGCCTAAAGATACAGATATCGAAGGTAAATTTAGGGACATAGTAAGAATTAGAAATGAAAATATTAAATTGACTATTGTAGAGGAAAGAAACTAATGGTTTTAATTAATGAAGTAGAAGATTATATTTCTACATTCATTGCTAATCAGTTTCCAGCGGTTTATCGTGACGATGGACCGCTTATGGTTTTGTTTGTAAAAGCCTATTATGAATGGCTAGAAACAAATAACCAGTCTTCCAATTTGTCAAGAGATTTGATTCAATATGTAGATGTAGATCAATCTGTTTCTTCTTTCTTGGATCATTTTAAAAAAACATATTTGTTTAGTATACCAGAATCAGATAACATTGATTTTAAGTTTTTAATTAAACACGTTTTAGATTTATATAGATCTAAAGGCAGTAAAAGATCTTTAGAATTATTTTTTAAACTGGTATATAATAAAAATGTAGATGTTTATATTCCCAACGAGCATATATTTAAAGCATCTGACGCCATTTATTTTACACCTAGATATTTGGAGACATATGCAGATGACGCTACTCTCAAAGGCTTACTTGGCAGTTATGTTCATGGTGACAGAAGTGGCGCTACTGCTTATGTCTCTTCTATTGTAGGTACAGAAGTTCACGGTAGAATAATTCATATTTTATATCTAGAAGATTTAAAAGGAGAATTTATAGCCAATGAACTAGTTGAAGATCAAACAAATACTTATCAAGCAAGACTATCAGGATCATTATCTGGAATTAATATTACTGTAGGTGGTTCAGGATATTCTGTAGGTCAAGACATAACAGTAAAAACTCAAGCTAATACATCTACAGAAGGTGTAATAAGGGTAACTTCAACAGCTAATGGTACAGGCGTTCCTTTAATTTCAGTATTTGAAGGAGGAAGTGGCTACAGCTCAAATAATTCATTATCGAATGTAATAGTCAGCGATGTAATATTAGAAGTTTCTTCTATAAGTAACACTTTTACGTCTGCTAAGTTTGATGATTCAAATACTGCTTATTCACAAAATACTAGACCAGCAAATACTTTTGATCTTTTTGAAACAGTAACTATACCTAGATCTACATTAACCTTTACGCCAACATCTGGGTTTACATCTACAATTAATAACCAAACATACGTGATAGGTGCTAATAGTACCCTAGGTCATGTAGCTAATGGATTAATAGCTGGTTTTACAAATACTGAAATGACAATTTACAGAAAATCAGGAGACTGGACTTCTGCTGTAAAACTATTAATTGCTGGTAACACAGCAGCTAATGCTGTTGTTAACACATACGTAGATAATACAATTACAGGAACATATGTAGGTATAAAAACATTACCTAGCGGATCAATCGTTTTAGGTTTAACAGACAATTCAGCTACAATTCCAGCTGAATCACAATCATTTCTTAAAGGAAATTCTTCTAATACAGTAGCTACTATATTTGCCAATAGAAGCGGATCTAATACTGTTATGTCAATAAATGCTGTTGGTAATGTTGCATCATCAAATGTTTATACTAATTATTTAGCAGGAAATAACTCAGGTAATGTTCCATTTATGAATATAGTAATTGATGGATCTAATAGTAATGTTGCTAGTAATGGTTATGGATTTACTAAAGACACATCTGCAAATGTTAACAGTATTTTAGATAGAGCATTAACATATGAATCGTCTTTGGTTGGCGAGGTTAGGTCTTTAACTATAACAAGCACAGGTTCAGGATACTTAGCTGATCCAATTGTATTAGTACAAAATAAATTCCTCGATCACAAGCAACGTGGTTTAAAAGAAGTTAAATTTACACAAAGAGCTGGTGCTGAGTTTACAGTTGGTGATATTATTAGACAAACTAATCCTTTGGATATGAGAATCTTAACCTTTAATACAGGAACGACTGATAATTTTCAAGTCGGAGAGGGAATTATCCATGTTGTCAATAGCACTGCCAATACTGTTGGCCAAGTTGATTCTATCCCTGATAGTTACACATTAGTTATTAGGTTTGCAAAGACGTTTGATAGTGATTATAATATTATTGGTGTAGGTCAAGATGCTGCTTTTAATGTTCAAATAGGAGCTGATATAACTGGTAGAGTTACAGGTGAAGCAGTTTCTGGTATAGATGTAGATGAAATTATTACTTTAAATGCAGTTTCTACTTCAAAAGTTTTACAAACATATCCTTCAAACAATTCAATAGTTGTTAAGGAAATGAGCATAGAGGAAAACGAGGTGTTATATGTAAGTAACACTTATAGAATGGCAACAAACAATAACAGCAAATCAGCAGAAATAATAGGTGTAGTAGATTTTTCTCCAAATACATATAATTTTACAACCATTGCTGGTACTAATGCTAATGTATTCGCAAATGTGGCAATAGGTACTGGAGTTATTAATACCGTATCTATTGTGGATTCAGGGTTAAAATTTAAGACTGGAGAAGAGTTAATTTTTAAAATTAATGGAACTACTATTGCAGTTAATGGTACAGCAGTATCAAATGGTACTGGAGTATCTCCAGGAACATGGAGATCTGAATCTGGTTTAATAGGAAGTGATTCGTTCATTCATGATAACGACTTTTATCAAACTTATTCGTACCAAGTATTGTCAGAATTAGAACTAAATAGATATGAAAAAGTTTTAAAAGAGGTAATTCATACTGCTGGATATAAACTTTTTGGTAAAGTTCAAATAGATACTTATGATAATACCTCTGTTAGTATAACCGAATCGAGTGTAAGTCAAGCATGACGCAAAAACTATTAAGAGATGCACATTCACACTTTGCTAGGCAGTTCGTTGAGTCAGTCAGCGAGCAATCCAATACGTTATACTATGTTTATGCTGCAGGACATGAAGAATACGGTAATTGGCCTGCAACACCAACTGACTCTTATAAAGAGGTAAATTATCAATATATCAATATGATATTTGGTAAGCATGTTACAGCAAACGACGTTTCCCATTCTATTCCCTCAATCGAATGGGCCAATGGTACAATATATACACCATATGATGATTATGATACAACATTGGATACTAAAAATTACTATGTCGTAACGACTGAAGGCAGCGAACGTCATGTGTGGAAATGTATAGATAATAACAGTAACACAGCTTCAAACTCTCAGCCCTTGTATACAGACGTTTCATCAACGTTAGATGAGCTGTATATCAAGTCCGCAGCTGATGGTTATCAATGGAGATTTATGTATACTATTCCAAGTATACAATATGATAAGTTTTCTTCAAATACCTTTGTTCCTATAATTACACATCAAAACGCAGTATCTAATGCGGTTAGTGGATCATTAGATAGATATATTGTTCTTAATAGTGGTAACAATTATAATGAATATGTGACAGGACAGTTTTCTCCAGATGGTGATAGTAATACCACATTTGTTAAGATAACAGGTACTGGGTTTTCTGGCAACAATGATTTTTATAAAAACTGTTCTGTTTATATTACGTCTGGAGGACTTGCTGGCGAAATACAAAAGATACAATCATATACTAGCAACTCAGCAGGTAAATTCTTAACACTGTACAGTCCTTTTAGCGGTGTACCTGATACCTCAAATTATTTCGAAATATCGCCTACATTGAGAATAGTTGGAGACGGAACAAACGCCTCAGCTAGACCTATTATAGATACGTCAACCAATACAATTGCCAATGTTCAGATACTCTCAAGAGGTAGTGGATACACACATACTGATGTATACATTGAATCTAATAATATGGCAACAGCAAATATGGCTTCTTTCAGAGCTGTAATAGGTCCATATGGAGGACATGGATTTGATCCTATAAGAGAGCTTAATAGTAAATATGTTACTATATCTACAAGTTTTGCTAATACAGAATTAGGAAATATACCAACTGATAATGATTTTAGAACAGTAGGTATTATTAAAGATCCGCTTTATGCAAATGTACAGCTTACTATTGACTCCCCTACTACAGATTATAGTGTAGGCGAAACTGTTACTCATCCTACAGGTGCATATGGTAAAGTCACATTTGCAAATTCTACTGTTGTTAGGATGACAAGTGTTCTTGGACATTTTCATCCATCATCTAATGTTACAGGATCTTCATCTGGTGCGACTTCTAACATAGTTAGTATTTTAATAAATTCTGATGATACTAGATCTAATGTAAACTACTTTACTCAAACATATAAATTTGAACATACGTTAGTTTCTGGTAATCCTCTCAATGAAGATGAGAGCGTTGTCCAGCTCGCTTTAGATAATCCTAGGGGTAGAGTATTAAGCTCTAATACAACACATACTGTTTTAACTCATGTTCAAGGAACATTTGATACTACAGATACGTTCATTGTTCAAGGCAACAATGTCGGTGAAGCTCATTTAGATTCTGGTGAAACAGTAAGATTCAAGTCAGTAATTAAACCAGATTTAATTAATGGTAGCGGAGAGATTCTATATATTAAAAATATAGACGCAGTGTCGAGATCTAACACAACAACAGAAACAGTTAAACTAACTATTGAATTTTAATAGAGGGAAAAGATGTCATCTATTGATACTAACTTAAATACAAGTCCTTATTTTGATGACTTTGATGAAACTAAGAACTTTCATCGGGTTCTCTTTAAACCCTCTGTTCCTGTACAAGCTAGAGAGCTAACTCAGTTACAGACTATTTTACAGACCCAAATTGAACGATTTGGAGACAACATTATTAAATCAGGATCAATCATAAGTGGTTGTACGTTTATGTTTGATACCTTACAATATGTAAAATTATCTGATAGAGATACTTCTGGTAACACGTTTACTGTTTCTGATTATTCAAATGGTTTTTTTGTAGATGCATCTTCCAATCTTACGTTCCAAGTAACTTTATCTAAAGCTGGATTTGAAGTAACTAATCCTAATCTTCAAACAATTGTTGGTAGTTATATTAATTCTGGTAATAATACTATTGATACCTTTGAACAAGGTAAAACTTTGAAATTTTATCCAGCAAACGGACAGATTTCAAATACGTTTACTATTTCTTCAGGAGGGTTGGGTTACACAAACGGAGATTTGCTTCAATTTATTAGTGACAGTGGAACGGGCGCATCAGCTAATGTTACGACTAATACAACAGGAGGTATTACTGCAGTTAATTTAATATCTGCAGGAAGTCGATATAGATGGGATGGTGTACCGGTTATAAATGTAGTTACATCAACTGGTTCTAGTGCAAACATTATAGCTCAAATAAATTCATCTGCATCTTTTACAGTTGCTAATAATTCTTTTGAAACTGGTAACACGTTGTTTAACGTAGTAGGTTCAGTTGCAACTCTAAAAATTTCCGATGGTATTATATACCAAAAAGGGCATTTTATACGTGTCAACTCACAGAGAGTAATTGTTAAAGATTATGATGCTGTCCCTAATGGTTATTCTGTAGGTTTTATTACTGAGGAAGCATTAGTAGATTATTCAAAAGATACTTCGCTTCTTGACAATGCTTCAGGATTCAATAACGAAAATGCTCCAGGTGCAGATAGATTAAAATTGACACCTGTGTTAGTATCGAATACTACTACAAACGCTTCAGTATCAAATAACTTCTTTACTATTGTTAGATATGAAAATGGATTTCCTGTTGAAATTAAGCCAACTACTGAATACAGTAAGATTGGTGACGCAATGGCTCAAAGAACATATGAAGAGAGCGGAGATTATGTAACAAAGTTATTCTCTTTAAACAGTGAAACAAAAGAGGGTAACACTACATATCTTGACATTAAAGTTGGAGCTGGTATTGCTTATGTAAAAGGTTACAGAAACCAAACAATAGGCACATCAACTGTGCCAATAAGAAAAGGTAATGATTACGCAAATGTCGATTCAGGAAGCATTTCACAAACAATAGGTAATTATGTTTTTGTCGATGAAATGTTGGGCACAATACCATTTAACACAGCTGTAGAAGTAAAGATATTAGGTACAGCAACGAATAGAATATCAACTACTCCTGCTGGATCAGATCCTACAGTTCCTTCAGCAGCTAACTCTACCCATTTTTCAGGTACAAGTCCTTCGTATACTGGAGCAATTGTAGGTACAGCTAACATAAGATCTATAAGATACGAAAGTGGAACGCCTGGAACACCAGCAGGTAAATATAGAATGTATCTGTTTAATGTAAAAATGAATGCTGGTAAAAACTTCGCTGATGCTAAAGCAATCGCATACAATGGTGAAGGTATTGCTGATATCGTTTTAGAAAACAGTAAAGCTGTTCTCAAGGAAACAAACAACAAAGTCTTTATTAATAGAATTGGTCAAAAAGCCATTAAAACTCTTGACCACAAATCTACTTCACAAGCAACATATTTTTATAGGACTAGTAATACAACAACATTGCAAGCCAACGGGTCTGGTACCGTTACATTAACTGGTACCCGTGTGTTTGATTATACAGCTAGCGGTTATCTTTCAGAAGAACAAGAAAGAGAACTTATAATAGTTACAGGTAATGCAACTGCTCAAACTCAACCTTTGACAGGTACTGTAACAGTATCCTCAGGTGCAAATACAGTAACTGGTTCGACATCTGATTTTACATCAGAATATGTTGTTGGTGATTGGATTAAGGTTGCTGGAGCTACTAATGGTGAACAAAGAATAACTGGTATTACCAACACAACACATTTAACTGTTGCAACAGACTTTGGATCTTCGGTATCTGGAGCTGCTCATAGAAGATATTTCCCAGCTGATGTTCCAATAAACTTATTTGATTCTGCTGCATCTAATGCTGAAGTTTCGTCAACACAAAAGATTCTTACTATTAACGCATCAAGAGGTCAAACTCTTGAAAGTACACTAGACGTTAATGTATATTTCAATGTTAAACAAACTCAAGCTCAACAAAAAACTAAGACCTTAGGTGCTAATACTTACGTAAAGATTGATTGTAGTAATAATGCTGCTACTTCTTCAGGACCTTGGTCTTTAGGTTTACCAGATGTATTTGATATTCAAAAAGTTTATGTTCATACTACCTTTACTGGAATAGAAGGTACAACCTATGACAAAACTAGTAATTTCCAGTTAATTAACAATCAACAAGATGGGTTTTATGGTCTATCACAATTAAAACTTAAATCAACTTCTACTTTAACAATAGGTGCTTCTGACAAAATTTTAGTTGTTGTAAGACCTTTCACTACATCTGGGTCTTCAGGTCTAGGCTACTTCAGTGTAGATAGTTATCCTGTTGATGATGCTACAATACCTACACCTGTTAATGCTATAACAACACAACAAATTCCTACATATGTTTCACCAACCTTAGGTGAAGCATATGATTTGAGAGATAGTATTGACTTTAGACCATATGCAACAGCAACTGCTACATATGCAACTTCTGCTGCATCAGCAACAACCAATCCAGGAACTACAATATCATTTTCTGGTGAACAATACTTATCTACTCCAAATAAAACTAATAATATAGATTATCAGTATTACTTACCTAGAATTGATGCTTTATATATGAGTAAAAAAGGTAAACTTACAATAGTTGAAGGTATTTCAGAAGCAGAGCCAAATCCTCCTAGAGTACCAGAGGATGGTATGGATATGGCTGTAATATCTGTTGCTCCTTATCCAACGTTGTCGACAACAGGAGCAAAACAGGCAGGAAGACCAGATTATCAAGTTACTATTACCAATAAACAATTGGTAAGATATACTATGAAAGATATTAAAGCTGTAGATAAAAGAATCCAAAGAATAGAATATTACACTTCTTTAAACTTGTTAGAAAAGCAAGCTGCTGATTTACAAATTCCATCATCTGCAGATGCTACCAAAAACAGATTTAAAAACGGTATTTTGGTTGACAATTTTAAAAACTTCAACGTTGGTTCGTTGATTGATAGAGAATTCAAAGCTGGTAGAGATGTAGGGTTCAACCAGTTGACTCCTAGAAACAGACAATTCAATATTGATTTGCAAAGTTCAACACTTACTAACACAGTCAAAACTGGTAACCTAATAACATTACCTTACAATCATGTAGAGTTTAAGTCTCAAACTGGAGCTACAAGAACAAGAAACTGTGCAGAATTTTTCTGGAAATGGTCAGGTACTTGTGTACTTCTTCCAGACTATGATAACTACTTTGACGTTAAAACTCCTCCAGATAAAGCAATAAATGTCGGTTTAGATCTTGGAGCTAGTACAAAAGCTCTTATAAGTGAGCTTAATCAAATAGAGGCTATTCAAAGACCTAAATCTGAAGTTTTAAGTTCTACATATGACTCAGTGCTATTAGGAACATCTACCAGTATAACTAATCGTAGAACTGTAAGAGCAACTTCTGGAAGCGGTTTTGATCTGCAAGAAAATGCAGATGAGGTGACAGTAGAAACTTATAGCGATACGAGAACTGATTTAATTCAAGATAGTATTACTCAAATAACTTACGACGAAGTAGAAAATACTATTCCTGTTGGTTCATTTGTGACCGATTTGACTTCCTCTCCTTATATTAGAGAGCAAGAAATAGAAGTATATTGTTACGGGTTAAAACCAGATACAAGACACTATGTTTATTTTGATGAAAAGGATCACAGCAGTTATGTAACACCATGTGCTATTGAAGCCGGTGAACAGGTACAGCAAGGAAGTTTTGCTGATAGAGGAGTTAGAGGTGGTTCTATTATTACCAACTCTTCAGGGGAATGTTTCTTCAAATTATACATTCCTGCACAAACATACAAAGTTGGTGATAGACAAGTTTTAGTTTCTGAAAAGAATCTCTATACCAATATTGATGCTAGTAGATCATTTTGTACACAAGATTTCAGTGCATACAACTTTGGTGTTACCAAATCCGCAGTTACTTTAACTACTAAAGAAATAAAGGCAAAACAAAACGTTGTTAATACAGGTCAAAGGGTTGTTTCAGAAACCTCTACGTCTCAAAAAACTTCGTTAAAGAGCATAACTACACGTCGATGGAATGAGCCTCCCGCACAAGAAAGTGATGGTGGCAATAGCAATGGTGATCCGCTATCGCAGACGTTTAGAGTTAACTTAGCTAAGAATGAAATAGCTTCTGGAGTTTTTGTTACTAAAATGGATCTATTCTTTGAAACCAGAGATCCGAGATTAGGTATAACAGTAGAACTAAGAGAAGTAAACAACGGATACCCTGCACCAAACATACTGCCATATGCGCAGATTCACTTAGCTTCTAGTCAAGTAAATCTTAGTACTAATGGATCTGTGGCTACAACAGTAACATTTGACGCTCCAGTATACTTACCTACAGAAAAAGAATTTTGTGTAGTTCTTTTACCTGATGGTAATAACCCTAACTATAATGTATTTGTCAGAAAAACTGGTGAGAATGATCTAAGAACAAATGTACCTAACATCAATGATAACTTCCTAGGTAGTCTATTCTTATCAACGAATAACACTGCATGGAAACCAGTAATTGATGAAGATTTAAAATTCATTTTATACAGGGCAGAATTTTCCAGTGAAAGTGGAACTGCTGAGTTTGTTGAAAAAGATTATGAGTTTATTGATATGGCTAATATCAACGGTAGGTTCGAAACTGGAGAATTGGCTTTTGTCTATAATAACTCTGCCAATGTAACTGGCACAGTATCATTTTCTACAAGTAATAACTTTATTACAGGTACTGGAACTTCATTTAGTTCTGAATTAGTAGTTGGCGATACTATCGCTCTTACTAATGGAACATCTCATGATATCAGACAAGTTATTGCCATAGCCAACAATACAAGTTTGAAGGTTAGAGGATATCCAAAGTTTACAGATACTACAGCTAACATACAAAAGACGCCAGTAGGTAAGGTAGTTTTCTTTGAGAATACATCTGCGAACAATGATTTGTTCCTTATCGATTCTACAGCATCTAATACTACGTTTAAATTTGCATCTGGTAACCAAGTTATTGGATCTAGGTCTGGAGCAAATTGTACTATAAATGCAGTAGAAAATGTTGATATAACTTCATTTGAAAATCTAATATATTCGTTTACTCCTAACGAAACTTTACTGTCGCAAGCTGCTACAGTTAACACAGCTTCTGGAAGTATAGCTAGTACAGGGTATCCGATGAATAATAGAAACTATTTATCAACAGCTGGTAAATTGAATAGTAAATCTAATCAGATTGTATCTGGTAAATCTTTCAGACCATCATTTACTCTCACTACAGGAAATAGAATTGTATCTCCTGTTATAGATGCAAGTACAATGGGTATAGTAAGATATCATAATATTATTAATAATGATAGTACCAATGAATATCTGCCAGGTCAAGGTTCAGCTGATGCTAAGTATGTTTCTAAAGTAGTTACTCTAGATTCTGAATTAGATGCAGAAGATATGAGATTGTACGTTACTTCTACAAAGCCTCCTGGGTCACAATTGGAAGTATTCATCAAAGGATCGAATGCTCTTGAATCGGATAGCTTTATTGATAGACAATGGACAAAGTTAGAATTGCAAGGGGATGATTCGTTTACTAATCCATATAACAGAGTGGATTATAGAGAGTATGAATATAGAATACCTCAAACACCTCCGACAAGCTCGTTGGATGGGTATGCTACTGTAACTTCAGGCAGTGCTACAGTTACAAGCACAGTGGATCATGATACTGCTGGAGATTTAGCAGTTGGCGATCTACTTAAAGTAGTCAATACAAGTAGATTGTCCGATTATCAAATAGAGGCTATTACATCTATATCTGGTACAACAATTACACTTGGTAACAGCTTATCTTTTACAAATTCTCAATGTTCGTTAGAAAAGGTAACTCAAAAACAAACATTGTTTAAAGATCCTCAAAATGATTATATTGCTACATATTATAACTCAGATACTATTAAATTTGATACGTTTAAATATTATCAAGTTAAAATAGTAATGCTAGCAACAGATAAAGCGCTGGTACCAAGAGTTGATAACTATAGAGCAATTGCATTGAGTATCTAATATGTCACAAAGATTTGTAACTGAAAAAGAACAATACGTTCGAGATCTTAGCAACATGGCTCTTATAAATAGAGACGTAGAAGCATTTAGACTTTATAAAGCTCAACGTGAAGAAGCAAAAAAAGCTAAACAAATATATAATGATGTTGAGCAATTAAAGTCAGACATTGCAGAAATTAAAAATATGTTGCTAAGTTTATCTCGAGGATGATATGGCCAAAACTACATACCTAGGCGCAAATGTAATAGCTTCGACTGATACATTTGACGAATGGAGAGTTAGAACTAACCAGCTAGTTTATGATGCTGGTACAATCATTGTTACAGTAGGAGCTGTCGCTCAGCCTAACTCAACTAACCATACTACCACAACAGGTAATGGTCATGTTGAAGGTGTATTTTCAGCTAACACATTTACTGCTGTAGATGCTATTAGGGGTGGTACTGTATCAGTAGCTACATCTTTAGGACTATCTTCTAATATAATTCCTACTTCTAATAATTCATATGATTTAGGATCCGCAGCTTATCAATTTGGTAACACTCATGTACGTAACTTGTTTGCAACAGGAGACGTTGAAGCTAATTATTCCTCAGATAGAAACCTTAAAGATAACATAAGAATAATTGAGAATCCAGTTGACATCCTCGAAAAATTAAATGGATATATATTTGAGTGGAAGACAGGGGATCAAAAAGACGGTAAAACTGATTTGGGTGTTATTGCTCAGGAAGTCCAGGAGATGCTTCCATTCCTTGTTGAAACAAACGGAAACGGAAACTTGGCTGTGAAATATCAATCTTTGATTCCTTTATTGTTAGAGGCAATTAAAGATCTTTCAAAAAGAATAAAAGTTCTGGAGGACTCGAATGGCTCTTAAAGTCGCAGGTGTTGAGATTGTTAATAGCTCAGCCAACGTACAAATAAGTACCCTTCCCGATACTGGTATTACAACTGGAGAGTTTGGAAATACAACATTTGCTGTAACAGCTAATGTTACAGATAAAGGTATAGTTAATTCTATAAGTGTAGCAGAGATTCAGAAGACCTCAGTTAACTTCGGTGGCGATTCAAATAACCTTTCTTCATATGTTGTTTATGTGAGCACAGATGCTCCCAGTGGTGGAGCAAATGGAGATATCTGGTACCAAGTATACTCCTGAGGTGAATAAAGAATGAGTTACGCCTCTAGAATTTACGCATCGGAATACGCAGGAGAGAGTAGAGATAGACAAGTCTCTTATCTAAGAGAGTCTACTCATAATGCTCTTATGTCATATACAAATGCTTATAGCGGATTCTATAATGGGTATCAAGGCGTTTATACTGTACGTAGAACATCAACCCTTTCCTGGCATGGTAACTTTGCATCCGGTCCAGTAGGTTACACAGCAACATATGTAACGACCCAAAACTACAATTCCATAGACGTTGATACCTATACTGCAACCTATGAAGCAGCAGCAGTGTATGCAGGTACTATTCAATATTCTAAAGAATATGCTTCAGCAGCAAATCAACCTGATAGTATTTGGGCAGATGCCAACCAATTTGCTATTTACCAAGGCACATATGGGAACGTCACTAACTACTCGCGTCCAGTAACATACATAGGTCCTGCGTATTATAGAGGTGGAATATACACTGGTACGTATGAAGGCGCTCAAACATATATAAGAACTTATGGTGAAGGTTTCAACGGTTTTGTTGACTATGCAAAAAATTATACTGGTACTGCTGATCGAATTGTTTACTATAACAAAGCATATCTTGGTACACGATATTACGAAAGTGAATTTCAAAGAGCGTATTCAAAGGAATATAATGCGCCAGCAACATATACAGGTACCTATACTTCAGTATATAATACGTTTTTAAATTATGTTGGAGGACCTGTTCAGTATAATAAAGCATATGGGGGGGCAATAAGCTACCAAAGCTATTCTGGTGAGTATTATACTGGGTATACCCAGTTTTCTAGAGCATATGTAGGTATTGGTTCATATTCTGGAATAGTAACAATATCAGAAGGGTTTTTAGGAGAATATAGTGGTTACGTAGGTTATAGTAAAACCTATGAAGGACAAGCAGCTTGGGTATCTGAGCTAGCATTCAATAAAGAATATGCTAAGAACTATACTAGCGTTGTTACCTATACTGCTAATTATCAAATATCAGAAGCATACTCAGGTCTGCAAGATTATGGCGCCCCACAATATACTGCTGATTATGCTGGTACCGCAGGTTATGTTGCAATAATTAACTTTGAGGGTGGTGCAACTCAATACACAGGTGATTACAGCGGACTAACTTCTTTTGGTGCTTTAATATATGAAGGCACATATGTTAAAAATTATTTAAAGTTATATCAAGGGGAATATGGTAAAACTTATCTTAAAAATTATGTTGCAACATATACAGGTTCATATGAATCAGTATATCATAAAAATTATCTAGGTGAATATTCTAAAGATTACAACACTGCATATTCTAAGTTGTGGGCTAAAGATTATGTCAAAACTTATCTTGGGGAATACAGTAAAAACTATGAAAAGACCTACAATAAAGATTGGGTCGGTTCGTATGAAAAAGAATACAACAAAACATACACCACTAACTATGCTGGTATATACGTAAAGACGTATAGTAAAAACTATGATCATACCTACATTGCATTTTACAGTAAAGACTATAGCGGTGAATATGTTGGAGATTTCAACAAAGTATATGCTGGAAGTTATGATGCGGTGTATACTAAAACATATGCACAAATATTCCAGGGATTGTATACCAAATCTTATGATCGTGTATGGGCTGGTGATTATACTAAGTCATATTTAACAACATATAATGGAACCTTTTTAAAGGCCTACTCTGGAACATATGTTGGGTTACCAGAAACAGACTACTTAAACACGTATACAAAAGACTGGAACAAAACATACAGTACAACTTATACTGCTACATATTCAAAGGTGTGGTCAGGAACATATACTGGTGCTTTTACCCACGATTGGGGAAACTCTTTTGTAGGTTCTTTTAATAAAACATATAATATTAATTATGAAGCAGCGTATGTTGGTAATGCAAATTATAATGGATATCTTAGAACTTGGGTTAGAGCTTGGGCAGGAAACTACACCGGTGGATACACAAATGATTATTCTAGGGATTGGACTACATCATATCTAGGTAATGCAAATTATAATGGATATATCAGAACATGGGTAAAGTCATATGCTGGTACATATACTGGTGTGTTCATACATGATTGGAATAAAACATATACAAAAACATATATAGGCCCTTTATATTATGGTAATATTTACTACGGTGGGTTTCTATCTCCTAACTATCAACGAAATTTTTCTGGTTGGTATGTTGGAACCGGATACTTTTCTGGCGAATATACTAAAGAATATTCAGGTATAGCATACTATGCTGGGTATTCCAGATCATATGCTAGGACGTTTGCTGGAACAGCTTATTATGGTAATATCTATTATTCGGGGTACCTTAATCCCAATTATTATCAATCAGTACAATATTTTACTGGATTCTTCACAGGCACTGGATCATTTTTAAAAGATTATTCTAAAGCGTATTCTGGTAATGCATATTTTTCTGGGTTTGCTTTAGCTTTCCAAGGTTTCTTTGCTGGTACTACTGCCTACAACAAAGATTACAACAAGATATGGCAAGGTGCTTACACTGGAGTTTTCACAGGATACTTCAACCGAGGATATATTCAGTCTCTATCTTATACAAAGGTTTGGTCTAAGAATTATCAAAGAATTTGGTCAGGTGTTTATACAGGATACTTCAACCAAGGATATATTCAGTCTTTAACATATTCCAGAAACTGGACTAAAAATTATGATAGGGTTTGGGAAGGTTCGTTTGGTAGTGTGTTTACAGGGACATATTCAGGTGCCTTTACTGGATTTTATACTGCAAATTATGATAGAAACTGGACTAAAAATTACGACAAAACTTATACTACAACTTATGTTAAAGCATATGCAGCTCAAACAGGATATTATAGTAAAGACTGGGTAAAGACATACGAGTCAGCTTGGGTCAAAGATTATAATAAAACTTATATTGGCGAATACGGTGCAGTATACACTACAATATATGCTGGTGATTATGGTAATGAATTCAACAAAGCCTACGCTAAAGTATGGGTAGGAGAATATGAAAAAACTTATCAACAAGTTTTCCAAGGGATATATTCACACACATATCAAGGGGATTATGTTCAAACATTTGTTGCAGGATATAGTAAATCATATGAAGGAGCGTACAATAAAGAATATACAAAACAATATAGTAGAACATGGGATGGTGTATATTCTAATGTATACAATAAGACGTATACAAAAACATATCAAGGTGCATATAGTAAGAATTACGTAAAAGAATATGGTGCTGATTATGTAAAAGCATACACTGCAGTATACCAAGGTTCATATGAAAAAACTTATACTAAAAATTACCTTGGTGAATACAATAAAGACTATGTTAAGAACTATGAAAAGACATATGTAGGTGATTATACAAAAACATATAGCAAAAATTATAGTGGCATTTTTGCTAAATTTATTAAAAACTATGGTGCACTTGGTGGTAACTATTCTGGAGTTGCATATTATTCTAAAAACTGGACAGGTATTAGATATTATACATCAGAATGGGGTTCTGTATATACGTCATCCTGGCAGGCAGCTTATTCAAGAACGTTTTTAGGATCGTATATAAAGACCTATGTAGCAACATATGTTGGTGACATAACGACAAATTATTCTGGTACATTTACTAAAAATTATGACGCAGTGTATACAGGAACATTTGATCAAGCATATAATAAAGTTTGGAGTGGTACGTTTGATAGAGCTTATAGAGGCTTAACGTACTACAGTGGGTACACGAGTGAATCAGGATACTATTCCAAAGAATATTTAAGACTATGGTCTGGTACTTTTTCAGGTCCTGATTATGCAAGATCTTTCCACGGTCCTGTCATATACTTTGGTGGGTGGTCTAATCAGAACGTCTATACTAAAGAGTATGCTAAAAACTGGTCTACAACATATAATAAGATTTGGGTAGGCTCATATACTAAAGATTATGCTGGTCCTCTTTTCTTTGGTGGTTATTCTAGAACATTAAGTTACACTAAGGAATACAGTAGAATATGGACTGGAGTATTTAATAAATATTACTCTGGTGTTTACAATCAGGACTTTATAGGTCCTCTATTCTTTAGTGGATATTCAGGAGCCAATTACACTCTAATATATTGGTCTAGGGCTTATCTTGGGGATGCGTATTTTGGTGGTGTACGACTCGCTGAATATAATAAAACTTATAATGTATCTTACAGGGGCGATGCTTTTTATGCTGGATATATTAAAACCTACGCTAAAGATTATAATAAAACTTATTCAGGTTTACCATACTACAGTGGTTACCTTAAATCATACACAAAAGAATACTCTGTAACTTATACGGGTGTTGCATATTTTGGTGGGTACCTAAAAAATTATTCTCATTCATTTGTTGGAACTGGATATTTTTCTAGAGCATATAACAAAGAATATTCTGGTACTGCATATTTTGCTGGATACCTAAGAAATTTTGCCAAACTGTATGCAACAGCAGCTTACTATGGTAACATTTACTATGCTGGATACCTTAATCCAAATTATTATCAGGGGGTTCTTTATTATACCGGTTACTATAACGCTTCAGCTAACTTTATAAAAGGCTATGAAAAAGCTTATTCTGGCGATGCATACTTTGGTGGATACATTAAGGAATACAATGGATTCCTAAAAACTTATGGTGGATTTGCACAAACATTTACAGGTTATTTTGCTGGTCAAGCAAACTTTACAAAGACATTTAATGTATACTTCTCACCTTTAGTTAATTATACTAAGAACTGGCAAAAGACATACAGACCTTCAGCTGATTTTAATAAAGAATATGTCAAAGCATATGTTGGGTCTACAAATTATAATAAACATTATTTAGAGGGCCCTGCATATGGAACTTACCTCGGTAATTTTACAGGTGGGTACCGTAAAGAATACGCAGGTGAATATATCAAATTATATGCAAGATCATATATATCTGAAAGCTATGCATACTATCAAAAAGTTTATAGTAAATCATACGACAAGGCTTATACTAAAGTTTGGTCTAGAAATTATACAACACAAAGAATAGAAAACTTTGTTGCTTACAACAAAATATATTCTAGATCATATACGGGTTCCTTTGAAAAGTTATATGCTAAAGCATATAGAGGGGATGGCACTTCATACGTTAAAACATATGAAGGTACATATTCGGCTTCATATGTGCATTCATGGGAAGGTGTATATACTAAAATATGGCAAAAGGCCTACACTGGTACATATACAAAAGTTACATCTACGAACTACGACAAATCATACAATAAAAATTATATTGGTGCTTATTCTAGTGATTACCTTAAAAACTGGCTAGGTTCATATTCCCCTGTCGCAGCATATGTAGGGGATTATACTGGATCTACTAACTATGAAGGCTTGTTATATTACACTAAAACATATTTGTCTGAATTCCAGGGTTCGTTCCAACCTTCATACACAGGTCAAACTGAATTTGTTAAAAACTATACCGGTAATTTAACAAGACAAGAAGTTTACAGAGGAACAACTAGCTTCGTAGGTCCTTCTTCAGGTCAATTAAACACTCAAAATTCTGATCCTAAGTTGTTTGTTATGAACGACAGTAGTTGGCAATCTGTAAAGAATATGTTTGTACAACAAGAGGATTCGTGGAAACAAGTTAGATATATTAATGTTAAAGAAGGTGGCGATTGGAAAATCGCATATGTTGGATATGATCATACAGACATCATATTTAATAGTAATGGTCGACTAATTTCTGAAAATGCAGGTTCTTCAAGAGGTAGTGATTATATTGACGGAAAGATTGTATACTACATAAACAACTTTAACCTCAGAGATTATTTATTTTCAATAGGTAAAGATCCAGATAAAAACCTTCAGATGGTTAACATTTTTATAGGTGAACAATTAGAACATAGCAAGACATTTATTTTAGGATCAGATGGAAGTACTTCTTCCTCACTTGATTTAAGCACTATGCAGGCAGTAACAGCTAACGTGTCTGGATCAACAACTGCAGACCTAAAACATCTTGTAAGAGTTGTCACATATCCATGTGGTTACATTGTAGGTAAAGGTGGTAACGGTGGCGACATTGGTGGTCCAAGAGGTTTGTCATATTCTGGTACAAACGGTGGCGATGCTATCAAAACTTCAAGTTCAGATGTTCATCTATTCATAGAAAACTATGGGACAATAGGTGGTGGCGGTGGAGGTGGTGGTGCCTCTGGTATTACTGATCCATATTCAGATCAAGCTGGTGTTTATCAAGCAACGTATCTTGGTAGAGTATGGCAGGGCGGAGCTGATGCTACAGAATACGTTCCTACAAATGTATTTACTAATTATTATTCTGGGGCTGGGTTCGCAAAGTCATATACTGGCGTGTTTAATAAAACCTATGTTGATAATTTTGAAAGAAACTTTACTGGTGCTTATGCTGGTTCATATACTGGTGTATATGATGGTAACTATGTAAAACATTATTTAAAATCTTATGTTGGATCCTATACAGGAAACTTTGCTGGTATACTTTATTATGGTGGTTATATAAGCCAAATTCAATATGCTAAAACCTATGTAGGACATTTTGAAGGCACTTATACTAATACGTATCAAGGTCCAAGATCATACGCTTCCGGTCCAAGTTATAGTGCAACGAACTACACTGGCTTAATATATTACGGAAACACTATTACTACATATCACCAATCAGCACCTGAATATTTCAACGGATACAACTCACTAAGAAACTTTGTAGGCCCCGGTTATGGAACAGTAGCTTACTATGGTAATGTTTTCTACTCAGGATATCTTAATCCTAATTATTATTCGAGAACTCTTTATTTTACTGGTAATTATGCATCTGGAGCTGGGTTCTTAAACACAACAACATTTGCTTTAAGTTATGGTACAGAAGTTTATTATGGTGGGGGATATCAAAATTATGTAAAGACCTATACTGGTATATTTACTGGTAACTTCGTAAAACATTATACAGGAACGATATACTACAACAGAGAATTTTTAGGTACGTATCTAGGATCATACTTAAAAACTTATGTAGGTTCTTATACTGGTGGATACAGTCGCAGTTTTATAGGAACATATGCTGGCTCGTATGAAAAAGGATATACTAAAGCGTATTCAGGAACATACAGCAAAACATATACTGGAACATATGCTATTAGCTTTGAAGCTGTTGGGGGCCAGTTCATTGTTCCTTATTCAAAACAATATTCCGGATTATTATACTATCAATCGTATCTAGGTTATAGTGGTGGTGGTGCAAACTACGGTGTTGATTATGTAAAGAATTATGTAGGTGGATATGTTGGACAAGCATCTTATGCTGAAGGAAGGGATGGTATTGCTGGTTCATATCCAGGTGTAGTTGAAACATACGTAGGTGAGCATACATATACCAAGACTGAATATGTTAAAGCCTATATTGGAGCTTATACTCCAGCTCAAGCGTTTACTGGATCTTGGTCCGGTGGAAATTATGTTGGAACAGTAACCGCATATACGTCAGTACCAGGTTATACAGCAAATTATGGCGGATCATACAACACATATGTTTCAAGTACAATTTATGCTGGAGTGAGCGATGAATTTATAAAAACCTTTAGTACAAATTACTCAAAGGGTTATACTAATGATTACAATACTACATCATTTACTGGAGTTTATTCTGGCGTAACAGTATATGGTGGAACAGTTTATTACATGGGTACAGAGTATGAGAGATCATTTGAAAGAGCATATGCTGGAGCTTACTCAGGTGAGTTTAATAAAACTTATCTTACTGTAGGTAGTTCTGCTAGCTTCGAAGGTCTGTATACCAAAGAATATAATGTTTCTTATAATGTTACATATGTAGGGCATTATCAGAAATCTTATAGTAGTGAACCAAGTGCATATGGTGGAGGGTATTATCAAAGCAATTTTGTAGGGGCTTATATTGGTAGTTACGATGCTACATATGTAAAACAATATAATAAATTATATACACAAGCCTTTGAAGGTACATATCTAGGTTCTTACGAAGCAACATATCAACAAACATTTGAAAAAACCTACAGTAAATCTTATGATAGAACATACAACGCATATGCAGGGGATTTTGTTGCTGAATATTCCGTAGATTATACAGCTGCATATGTTGGAGATTTTACTAAGGAGTATACAAAAGCGTTTGTTGGATCCTATCAAGGTAGTTTCTCAAAAACCTACAACAAGGAATATACAAAAAATTATTCCGGTTCTTATTCTAGAACCTTTACTGGAGATTATCAGGATACATATGCAAGAGAGTATATAGCTGAATACGTTGGTAACTATACAAAATCTTATAATGTTACATTCACTGCTGAATATAGTGGAACATATACAAAAGAATATCTCAAAGGATATAATAAATCATACTCAGTAAATTACAATAGAGTAAGAATCGTTGGGTACGAAGGTCTTCAAGGATATTCAAGAGCAGCTTCTTTATTATATAACGGTTATGAATCTGCAGATACATTTGCTCCTTATGGTGGTAATTACGGAAGTGAAGTTAATTATAATATATCTACAAATTATACTGGCGAATATTCAACAGCATTAGATGTTGATTATAACAAAATTTGGGCTGCTGGATATCAAACCACATATGTAGGATATACTAGTGCATTAGGTTGGACTGATGATTATGGAACAACATATTCAACAACTCCAGAATCTTATCATGCAGTCGAGGCTGTGTATAGTGTAACATATGAAAATGCATATGCATGGACAGCTTACTATACTGCAACTAGCGCGCTTTACTTTGATCAAACTTATGGTAAAGACTATGCTAAAAATTGGTCAAAAACATATGGTAAAAATTGGCAAGCGTCGTATGCTAATGTGTTTGTAGGGTATTATAGCAAAAGTTATACAGCAGTGTACAATAAGACATGGTCGGGTAGTATTAGTTATCTAGGTCCAGTATACTTTGGTGGTGGTGCATTTGGTGGTAATTGGACTAGAACGTATACAGGAAGTTATTCTGCAATTGCTTATTATGGTAATATTTACTATGGTGGTGCATACCTTAATGAAACTTTGTATTCTGGTTTAACTCCATATACTGGCGTCTTCCATCTCTCAACAAGTTACTTAGGAAATGCAAATTATTCTGCAACATATACTAAAGCATGGACCCACATTTATGCAGGTTCTTATGCGAATGAGTTTGTTGCTGATTATGCTAAAAGTTATGTAAAGATTTATGGTGCGACATACTCTAAAGCATATGTAGGATCATATGCAAGAACATATGAAGGTGCAAACTATCTTCAAGAAATTAATAGATCATTCTTTGGTACTTCAGACATAGTAGGTGTACCAGGGTCAGGTGGTGCTGGGTGGACTGTTGGTATTTCACCTAAAAGTTCAAAATATGAAAGTGCTCAGCTTAAAGTAGAGCCTCGTAACGGAACTTTAATCAATGGCGGTTTAAGAGGACAGCCAAATTATGATTATGGTAATACGAGATTACCTGGTGGTGTTGGTGGTAACCTAGGCCAAGTTGGTATGGGTGGTGGCGAAGAATTTAGAAGAAAATCTAGATTCCATAACTGCGGTGATGGGGGACTTCCTGGAGCAGCCGTGGTTGGGTTCGACATAAATAATGTTAGCTTCATATATGAAGGTAACATCTTGGGCGATACCACATACAAATACCAGTAAGGAATATTAATGGCCAATCCACTAAAAATTAAAACAACGGGTGGTGGAAGTTGGATTGCATTGCAAGAAATGCCATCCATAGAATTGAATCATATTATTGAGCAAACTTTAACTAGTTTTGCATCTAATAATACATTAGCTGGTGCAATTAGTTTTTCTACAGATTTAGGATCAAATGCTGGTATACTAGTAGATGTTGGTGGCACTAATTCGTCGCTAACTCAGAACTTATCTTCTACTGCTAATACTTCTGATGTATCTGGTTATGTAGTTTTTAACACTACTATCGAAGAAGCTAATACATCTACTCTTAATAGCCTAGTAGACACAATGATATCTAACATGGTGTCTAATGGTATAGGATCATATATTTTAACCAGTGATAGTTCAAACACATTATATACAACTATCAATACTATAAACGAGTCTGGTGGTACTACTTATTATTTAAGAAGAAGAACATCCAACTCTTCGTCAGCAACAGCAATTTATCCTCTATTAATATCAGACGACAATACGCTTAAACAATTTACTAATACCCAAATACAATCGTTCTTTACTGAAAGACTTAGACAGAGGATTGTGGATACCGGTGTAGGTCAATATTTCATTGGTGCATCTGCTCCTGTCGTTGGTACATGGGAAGCGAGAGGTACAGTTAGAGATATTGGAGCTACAACTTATAGTAAAACATGGGCTAAAGATTATGTAGACGATTATGCTTTATCTTTTACTAAAGAATACGAAGGCTCTTATACTACCAACTGGATTGGTCAATACACAGGTACATACGATAGAATTTGGAGTAAAAGCTATCTTGCATTAGAATCTTATTCTACTGATTATGAAACTGTATATTCTAGAACTGACCAGCACTACTTGAAAGCATATGATCAATCATACGAAGGTAATTTTTCTAAAGATTATTTAAAGACATATGTGTTAGATCAATACTATACTGGCGATTGGACAAAAACCTATAGTGCTGATTACAATAAAGATTATATTAAAGCATATAATTTAGAAACAGATTATATAAAACATTATGGTGGGGATTACGCTAAACTTTGGTCAGCTGATTATATTAAAACCTACCAGGGCGATGTGAACTTTGAACAAATTTATTTAACAACATACACAGGATCGTATGCCAAAGAATGGAGTACGATTTATGTTGGAACAACAGGATATGCTGCAGATTACAGTACCCTATATCAAAAAACTTATACTACTTTATACAACAAACAATGGGCAGGTGAAGTAGGCTACGATGGATCATATACTGGAGATTATGTTAAAGATTATGGTGCATCATACGAAAAGAACTTCACTAAAACATATCTCGGACAAGTAGAGTTTGTTGGAACTTATTTAAGAAATTGGGAAGCTACATATAATACTGATTATGAAAAAACATATACTTCTGCTGTTACCTTTGCAGGAGAATACAAGACAGATTACAATACTCAATATCAATATGATTATGTTAAAACATACACATCAGTTCATTCTTTTGATAAAGCATATGAAGCAACTTACGAAGGCTCATTTTCAAAGGATTGGGGTGAAGCTTATCATGGTCCATTAGAATATTCACAACTTTATGCTAAAGAATACAATACGTTATACGCTGGTGATTACGAAGCAACATATACATCAGCAGTAACATTCCAGGGCGATTATGAAAAAACTTATGATGGTGACTATGTTAAAACATATTCAACATTGTATGCTGGTCCAGTTGCTTTTGAAGGCACGTATGTTGGTGACTGGAATAAAGATTATGTTAAAACATACTTAGGTGTTTATTCTTCTCCAGTAGATTTTGTTGGAACATATGAGAAATCCTGGAATAAAGACTACGAAAAAACATATGATAAAACATATAATAGAATAGTAGAGGTACAATATGCTGGGGCGTTTGCTAAAGATTGGAACAAAGTTTATTCAACTAATTATGAGGGCATATACAGTCAGAATTTCGAAGGTGTCTATAGTCAAACATTTTCACGAGATTGGCTAGGTATATACAATAGGGAATACAGTGGCCAGTTCTTAGGTGAATACACTGGTCAATTCTCTGGTTTTTACACAGGTGAATATTTAAAAACCTATACAAAAAATTATGACAAGACCTATTCTACAGATTGGGCTGGAAATTACGAAGGCGATTTCACTGGTGAATATGTTAAAACCTGGACAACAATATATGCAAAAGATTTTGAAGGTACATATGAAGGTACGTGGTCTGGAGATTTTATAGGATTATATACCGGTCAATTTGCAGCAGCATATCAAAAAGATTATTCGCATAACTACAATAAATTGTATGGTGGGGATTTTTCTGGTAATTATACAGGACATTTTTCTGCAAGTTATGGAACTTCTTACAACACGGATTACATTGGCGGTTTTATAAAAACTTATCTTGGTCACTATGAAGGTTCATATTCCAAGTCTTATGAAGGAACATATGAAGGCGATTACAATAAGACATATTCTAAGGATTATATTAAAACGTATTCCCATCTTTGGGCTGGAACCTACGAAGGAGACTTCACTGGTGACTTCTCTGGAATATATGTAGGTGATTATACTGGTACATATTTAAGAGCATATGAAGCAACATATAGCAGTGATTTTGCAAAAGATTATGAAGGGTCATACGAAGGTGATTTCGTAAAGACGTATTCCAAAACTTATGAAAAAACTTACTCAACATTGTGGGCAGGTAACTATGAGGGAGATTTCGTAGGTCTGTTTATTGGGTCATATGATAAGGCTTACATTGGAAGATATGCAGGCGATTATACTAAAACATATACCACAGAATACAACAAAACATATTCTCATCTTTGGGCGGGCAATTATGAAGGCGACTTTACTGGAGCTTTTGCTGGTATCTACCAAGGCGATTATGAAGGTACGTATATTGGCGATTACAATAAAGATTATGTAACAATATACAATAAAACCTATTCTCAGCTGTGGTCCGGAACTTATGAAGGGGACTATATTGGAGCTTGGACAGGTACGTTTGATACAACGTACCTCGGTGAATACAACAAAGATTATGTAAAGGATTATTCTGGTGACTTTAGTAAACACTACGAAGGTACTTACACGGGCGATTATAATAAGGCTTACGAAGCACATTACGAAGGTATCTATAACAGATTATATGTTGGCCAATACAATAAAGAATACGAAGGCGCCTATGAGGGAACCTACACTACAACTTATAAAGCTGCATACGAGCATGCATATGTAAAGTCTTATACTGGTACATACAACAAAGAATACGCTGGTCTTTATCAAGGGGAATGGTCAAGGGACTGGAATAAAGATTATGTTAAGACATATACCAAACACTATACTGGTGATTTTGTTGGTGTTTATAATCAAAACTGGGAAAAGGTTTGGAACAAAGACTATGTCAAGTCTTATCTAACAAACTACGAAGGTAACTTCGCAGGTACATACACCGGTGTCTATCAGAAAAACTGGGATAAAAATTACGAAAAGCATTATGAAGCAGTTTATGCAAATGAATATTCAGGTATCTATACTGGATACTTTGCTCACACATGGGTCAAAGATTACGTAAAGACTTATGTTGGTGATTATAGCGGTGATTATACAGGAGTTTTTACAGGTTATTATGTTGACAACTATTCCAAAAATTGGCTAAAGAATTACGACAAAACGTATTCTGGTGACTACGTTGGTGTGTTTACTGGATACTTTTCAGCTGATTATTCTAAAGACTGGAATAAGAATTACGATACAACATATGCTGGAGCATATGAAGGTACCTACACTGGGGTGTATACCAAAAACTGGGGAAGAGACTGGTCGCGATTGTGGCAAGGTGCCTATACTGGTGTTTACACAGGTACGTTTACAGGATATTTTGCAAACTCTTGGGCTAGAATATGGAACAGAGTTTGGTCAAAGGCTTGGGAAGGAGCATATACCGGTACGTATGTAGGTAACTATACTGGTGTGTATACTGGTACTTTCTTACACAACTGGTCAAAAAACTATGTTAAATCGTACGATGCTTCTTATGATAATGTATACACTGGCGTATATGCGGGTAACTATACCGGTGTTTACACAGGATACTTTGCCAACACCTATGCAAAAACTTGGACAAAAGATTATTTAAAGAACTGGGCTGGTGCATATACCGGTACGTATGTAGGTAACTATGAAGGTGTATATACCGGATACTATGGTAACAATTATAACAAAACATATGCTAAGGCATGGGAAGGTGCTTACACCGGTGTATACACTGGTACCTATACTGGGTATTATGCTGCTAACTATGTAAAGACCTATGCTAAGGCTTGGGCTGGTGCATATACAGGTGCATATACTGGATACTATACCGGTAACTATAGTAAGAATTATGTTAAGGGATATGTAAAGGCTTGGACAGGCGTTTACACAGGATACTACACTGGAACCTATACAGGCAACTTTGCTAAGGTATGGCAAAAGGATTATTTAAAGAACTGGGCTGGTAACTATTCTGGAGCTTATACTGGATATTATACTGGATTTTATACAGGATATTATAACCGAACATACAACAAAGATTATGTCAGAGTGTGGACAGGTGTATACACTGGATACTTTACTGCTAACTATACTAAAAACTGGGCAAAGACATGGCTAGGTCCATTATACTACGGTAATATTTACTACGGTGGATTCCTCTCTCCAAATTACCGAAGAAGTTATTCTGGTAACTATGGTAGAACAATGTACTACGGTAACATTTACTATGCTGGATACCTTAATCCAAATTATTATCAAGGGACTAGTTATTTTACAGGATTCTTTAGTGGAAATACGACCTTTGCAAATAGTTATGCTAAAATTTATTCAAGGGCTTGGGCTAAAACTTTTACAGGAAACTATAGTAAGAACTATGTAAGAGCTTGGGTAAGAGCGTGGGCTGGTGTTTACAGCGGTGCCTATACTGGATACTATACGGGAACCTATACAGGATATTTTGGTAGATACTATCCTAACTACTACGGGGCCAACTATGCAAGAAACTTCTCTGGAGCATATACTGGTTACTATACTGGAACATATAATAACACGTACAACAAGGATTATGTAAGGGTTTGGTCTAGGGCTTGGGCTGGTGTATACACTGGTACATACACAGGTTACTTTGGTAACAATTACGACAAAACATATGCGAAGGCTTGGGCTGGTGCTTACACCGGTGTATACACTGGTACATACACAGGCTACTTTGCAGCAAACTATGTAAAGACCTATGCTAAGGTTTGGGCTGGTGCTTATACTGGTGTGTATACTGGTTATTATGATGGAACATACACAGGTTACTTTGGAAGGTACTATCAAAATTTCTACACTGGTAACTATATTAAGAACTGGGCTGGCGATTACACCGGTGTATATACAGGTTACTATACAGGCAATTATACAAAGAACTGGGTAAGAATCTGGAACAAGGATTACGTTAAGACATATCAAGCTGCATATTCTGGTGATTATACTGGTGTGTATACTGGTTATTATGATGGAACATATACTGGATACTTTACCGGTAACTATACAGCTAACTATATTAAAAATTATGCGAACGAATATGCTGGAGATTATTCAGGTAACTATACTGGCGTATATACACATAACTGGGAAAAGCTGTATGCTAAGTTGTATCAAGGCGCTTATACTGGCGTTTACTCAGGTGTATACACTGGTTACTTTGCCAATACGTGGGAAAAGACATATACTACTCTCTATAATAAAGCATGGGCTGGTAACTACACGGGTCAATATACTGGTGTATTTAATAATACTTGGGTAAAAGATTATGTCGGAACTTACACAAAGAACTGGGAAGGTGCATATGAAGGTACGTACACAGGTGTGTACACTCACAACTGGAATAAGAACTATTTAAAGAATTATGATACAACATATGAAGGTACCTATGAAGGTTCGTATGATAGATTGTGGACTCGCCTGTGGGCTAAAGATTATGTAAAAACTTACGTAGGTGATTACTCAGGAAACTATACTGGTATATTTAATAAAAACTTTGAAAGAAGCTGGGACAAGAACTACGAAAAGACTTACACAACTTTGTATCAAGGCGCATATGAAGGTGTATACAGTTCAGACTTTGCTAAAGATTACGACAAGACATATGAAAAAACATATACTGCTCTATATGCAAATGAGTATGAGGGCGTATATGTAAAAGAATATTCTGGTACATACGTTAAAGATTATGTTGAAGCATACATTAAAGAGTATCAAGGAACATATTCTGGTATCTATACTAAAACATATGATGGTGACTACACTAAAGAGTATGCAGGTCTGTATCAAAAAGAATGGACAAAAACCTATTCTCAAGACTGGTCTGGTGAATATGAAAAGACATACATTGGTGGGTTCGAAAAAACATATGAAAAAACCTATCAAGGTGCATATACTAAAACATATGAAGGTACATATCTTGCTCTCTATCAAAAGATGTGGGAAGGTACTTATGAAGGCGATTATGTAAAAGCGTATACTAAGAACTGGGTAAAAACTTATTCGCAAGATTGGTCTGGAATATACATTAAAGAATATGAAGGGTCCTACGATCAAACATTCTCGTCATTGTTTGAAGGTACGTATGAAGGTGACTATGTAAAAGCATATTCTAAGGATTGGAACAAAGTATATGTTCATGAATGGAGTGGTACTTATACTAAAACATACCTTGGCAACTATGAATCTTCTTTTGCCTCTTTGTTTGAAGGAACCTATGAAGGTGACTACAACAAAGATTATATAGGTGATTGGAACAAAACATATTCATCCAATTTCTTGGGTCTATATCAAAAGTCATATTCTGGTCAGTTTAACAAAGATTATGTTAAACAATATGATGGAACTTATGTAAAAGAATATGAAGGAACATATAGCAGTCAGTTTTCATCACTGTTTGAAGGAACTTATCAAGGAGAATATCTCCACGCTTACGATCGCGGATATGAAAAAACATATTCTGTAGATTATACAGGATCATATGACGGTGATTATACTGGAGAGTATATAAAAGAATATTTAAAGACATATGAAAAATCATTTACTAAAGAATATGGTGCTGCTTACACCACAATTTGGTCTAAAGATTTTGAAGGTACGTATGTTGGACATTTCCAAAAAGAATATGCTAAAGAATATCAGCATACATACAACAAATTATGGTCACATGATTTTGCTGGAGTATACACAGGAGAATTTTCTAAATTATATGCTGGCACATATGAAGGTGACTTTGCAAAGAACTGGACAACTACTTACCAAGGTACATACTCATCGTTATTCGAAGGAACATATGTTGGAGATTACATAAAAAGTTATGAAACAGATTATGTAAAGACATATGATAGAGCTTGGATGGGTGTATATTCTCAAAACTTTGAGGGTGAATATTCAGGCGGATTCTCAAAAGACTATGAAGGTACGTACGTAGGAAATTATTCCGGATCATTCTCTGGAAATTATGAAGGAGATTTTGCTGGGTTATATGTTGGTGATTGGACAAAAACATACGTGGCTTCTTATGAATCCAACTTCCAAAAAGATTACTCAGGTGACTATACTGGAAGTTATGCAAAGGATTATCAAGCTGAGTATATAGCAGCTTATGACAAAGCATGGTCTGGTGAAGTAGGGTACATTGGAGCATATAATAAAGAATACGTTGCGACCTATAGTACTGATTATTCTGGTCAATACGTTGGCGATGTAAACTTTGAGCGTGGTTGGAATAAATTGTATGTCGGTCAATACAATAAATTATATCTTGGTGAATATGTTAGTGATGTAGATTACTCAAAATTATGGCAAGGTACATATGAAGGTACTTGGTCTAAAGATTATGAAGCAACATATGAAGGTTATATGGATTATTCTACTGGATATGAAGCTTCGTATTCAGCCAACTTTGCTTTTGATTATATCGCAACTTACACATCAGTTCACTCATTTGATAAAACATATACTAAGGAATACGAAAAGGCATGGGAAAAAACTTATATTGGTGAATATGTAAGCGACGTAGATTTTGTAAAAACATATTCTAAGGTATGGAATAAAGATTATGAAAAATCTTACGATGGAGGTTATTCATCTGATCAGCCTTTCTCAAAAACCTATACAGGGGCTTTCTTAAAAGATTGGCAAAAGTTATATCAGCAAGATTGGACTGGTACATATTCGTCTCCTGTAAACTTCGAGGCTGCATACGACAAAGTATGGAACAAAGATTACGAGAAGACATGGGAGAAAGTATACAATAAAGAATTCGATTACACTAAAACATACACAACTCTCGTTGACCATGACTTTGTAAAGACTTATAGTAAAGATTATGCAGGCGGTGTAAATTTTGATAAATCATATGATAAGACGTGGGAAAAAGTTTACATAGGCAACTGGGATAAAGTATATGTTGGTGATACGGATTATGAAAAATCATATGAAGCTACTTACGCTAAGAACTGGACAACAGTATATCAAAATTCATATCAATTAGATACTAATTATGTTAAAGAATATAATAAAGTATACAGCACAAATTTCGTAACAGATTATATTAAAACATATACATTAGATTCAGGTGACTTTACCAAGATATGGACTAAGACATACGAAGGTGAATATACGTACACTAAAACATATACTACGACATACAGTGGTGTGTTTACAGGATACTTTGAAAACACTTACGTAGGTGTTTTCAATAGAGGATATGATGCAACTTATCAAAAGGCATATATAAATACGTATGCAGGTAGTTATGGTGCTGGTGAAGAGGATAGTTATACATTATGGGTGAGAGTAGCTTAGAGATAAATCCTGAAGATCACGGATTTAAAGTAATGCTTGAAGACGTTGGCACTGAAGCAGATCAGGCCAACCGTTCCCTCGACTATAGAGTAAATCGTGGGAGGAAGGAGATCGAAGGATCTGGCCTTCCTCACGATGAATCATCTACTAAAGAAACTATTTTGATGGAGCAGTTAGCTAATAATAGAGATAATATAGTTAGTATGTCTAAAGATGACGTTTTGAAGAAAAGGAGTGAATTAAAAGTGGCTGAAGAAGAACAAAAACAACCAGAATATCCTTTTGGTGACGGTGAATTAATTTACGCATTTTATGGTAATGATGCTCGAAACCTAATCACATTCTTTTTAAGAATGCCTGATAACTCAGTTCAGAATCATACAATAGATAAATCTCAGCAGCATGCTGCTGCTTGGTTCTGGGTAAAGAAAACATTTACTGAAGATCAAATTAATGACGCTACTAAACGAGAAATCAATAAGATCAATCGTCTACGTAAGCGTGAAGAAGATGAAATGAAGGAAATGGATACTAAGCGTAAACAAGAAGATCTTTTCCAAGCTAAGATTGAAGCATTTGAAATTCCTATTGTAGCTGATGCTCAAAATAGAGAAGTTAAATCTCAAATTAGAAAAGCTAAATCTATTATGGAAGTCACAGCATATGTTGGAGCTTTAGTTGCATTAGAACAATTGAAGAAAGAGCAGGCTGCAACAAATGAGCAATAATGGTTTTGTTTATGTTGCTTCATTAACAAAGCCTTATTATGATGCTGCTGTTATGTCAGCTATGTCTATTAAGGACTATTGGCCTGAAGCAAAGTTAACTTTGTTTACTCACAAAGAGTGGGTAGATGAAAGAAGAGACCCATTAATTTTTGAGAATATTATTACTAATATTCCTGTTCATTGTAGAGCTAAGTTATGGGCTTTAGATCAAACACCATATGATTTAACTTGTTATATGGATGCAGATACTTATTGTGAATCAGAAGATATTAAATATATCTTTGATCAGATTGATGATGATCACGATATGTCTATGACAATAAATAGAGCGTATAATGCTAAGGTAGTTTATTTTACAGAAGATAAAGAACTGAGACATTATAAGCAAGAAGACAAAGAGTTGATCTGGGAAGGTGGTGATGAAAAAAATGGCAAACCACTTTATGCAGTTCACTCTTGGGAAGAAAACGCAAAGAACGGTGTCTATAGATTAATGTGGCACTGTGGTATGTTCCTTTATAGGAATAAACCAAACGTCCTTGAAATGCTCCATGCTTGGTATGATAATTATAGAGAACAAATTGAGAGTAAGAAGGATTGGAAATACCCTCATCCGAAGTCCCTGTGGTTTTGGGATACGTATGCCTTTTGGCGAACAAATTTTTATACAAATTATAATGTAAGGATCATGGAAATAGATCCTAAATGGAACTTCATCAGGGGGTATAGAGACAGTGAATTAAAAGGTGAAGAAAAAATTATTCACCATTTTACATTACCAAAAAGACAACAAGATGAAGGATTAATTAATGACCCCAATATACGAAATTCAGTCGGAAGTTTTGACGTATTTAAATGAGTGGTCTGATTTTATTTGGTCTTTAAAGTTAGAAGAAAACTATGGCTTTGGAAATGATAAAAGTTTCAAAGCACAAGGTGGCAAATTTTATAGAGAAAATAGATCAGAATTTTCATGTAGCCAAGAATGTTTAGAGTCTATGAATCATGATACTCATGATGGATTTCCTCCAGACTCTATGGGCTATGATTTTAACCAAATGCAAAGATGGATGCAGCATGAAAGAATAAATCCAGAGCTAGCACAAAAATGTATTGAAAAAAGTAATTGGCTTGATCAAACATTAGGTAACTATATGGGATCGAGATTTTGTGCGTTAAAAATGTGGTATCCTACTGATGGATATATTGCATGGCATACTAACTGGAACGTACCTGGATATAACATTCTCATGACTTATAATCCAGAAGGTGATGGTTATTTTAGATTTGTGGATCCATCTAGATCAACTGGACACAAACCACGAGGCAAAAATAAAGATGATGCACAATCGTTAAACGATTCTATAGTTACCATTCCAGATAAGCCTGGCTGGAGTATGAAGGTTGGTTATTATGGGAAGAAAGAAGAACATGATAAGATTCTTTGGCACTCAGCTTATTCAAAGTCCCCTAGAATCAATTTAGGTTATGTTGTATTTGACGTTCGTCTTTGGAAGGATATGGTTGAAGAACTTACAGGAGAAGAATTTCAATGGCCTATTGCGGAATTAGATTATTCTAAAATAGAACAATTCAAATATGATGGTCCTATTGTTGGGGGAGCTAATTATGTAGAACGCCCAATGATAAGAGAAAAATTTGAGTCTAAATAAATCTAGATATCCATCTATTATAATCTTTGTGTGATTTTCTACACACGTTACATAGGACCATATGCATGATTCTATTCTCTTGATCGAGTTGTGCATTTGGTCCTATTCTTATTTCCGGAACCCTGTAATTTGACATACAATAGAAAACGTAATACAAATCATGAAATCCATCATATGTAATTGGTGACATCCCATTATATTCTACAGCTCTTTTGTATCCTAGGTCTTTATTCGATCTATTTAATTCACTGTGTATTTTCTTTAAACACGGTTGTATTCTGCCCCATTCAGCATTTTCTTTATTATCAAACATATGAGCAAATATCATTTGACCATACATAAGAAAAGTGAACCCATATATTTGACTATCAATAGTTAACTTCATGTTCCAATTACCATCATTCTTTTGTTTCCATATATATTTGTAGCTTCTTTATACAAAACATTTTTAATATCTGCTTGTTCGATCAGCTCTTCACAGGTATCTACGCAATTTATATGAAGCCATTTTACGTTTCTGTTATTGTTGCTTTGAAGTACAAATAACTTACCTCTATTAGCATTTACAAGGTCTGACATGTCATACATATGTTCACATGAACTATTAATGATTGTATCACCTTCTAATTCCAGATTATCAAATACAACATCCTTGTGGTACACATTTACATTTTGATAGTTTTCAAACATAAATTTGGATATGTCATGTGTGCATTCATCTACATCATAAATATTAATCTTTACATCTCTACCAAATGTATACATTATCATAGGTATTGAAACAACTCCATACCATCCTGCTAAGATTTCTACTTGTTTTATTTCTCTGTCTTTTGATTTATTCAGAGAATGGCACAACCAAGCCTTGCTTTGAATTTGAGTATCAAAAATACTTTCACTGAAATCTTTAAATTTGTACACGTGTTTATCAGCAACATATCCAAGACCTCTGTGCCACAATCTGTATATTTCATCTAGTGCTGGATGAATCATTGTTTGGTTCTCCATAATTTATCAATAGCTTTATCCTTTTCAACGATGTCATCTAATACTGTAATAGGAATTTCTGTCCTTATTTTAAATTCATCTATGTCATCTGGGTATTGATTACCATACCTGTAAGAATATGCTACTCCGGAAGGAAAATAATCTATATTACTTCTGTGTCTTCTGTATATCCAATGATCTAAACCGTAAAACGATTTGAAAAGTTTAACTTTATTATCATACCATTCTCTGTATAATGGCTCAGAGCCTTGTGGACCTATTACCATAACTGATGAATTGACATCACACATATGTATTTTTTCTCTTGTATCTGGTGAAAACCAATGTGTTTTTAATAGTATCAATTTTTCATTAGCATGATTAAGAACGTGACGGGGACTATCATGTATGAACGAATCTAGATCAACGTAGACGACTTTTTCCTTAAAAAGGCCAGGTTCAAATAACATAACTTTGTTCCACCAAAGTCTTTCTGTACACCAACTATCTACTTTATGAACTTTTATCTCATGCTTTAGTCCCTCAGGATCATCTGTGAAACAAAGAACCTCATCAAAATCTTTAACTTGTTTATATAATTGGTTTACATATCTAGAACCATATCCTTCTCCAATCTTCATACATACAATCATTTAAAGTATTGACTCCATTCTTCATAAACCCAACCTTCCTTTATATCAAGCGGATCCGGTTCGTGTTCTTCCATAAAAATACATACACTATGATCTGGTCTGTATATGTACTTCGAGTCGTATCCTCTTAAAGAGAAGTTGTCTGGATATGCAGCACCTCTGTTATATGCATAAACTGTGCCTTTAGGATACCCAGTTATTTTATGTCTCCAGCATCTCCACAAATATGCGTCAGCACTATATAAAGAACCTTTCGCTTTTTTGTAGTTTTTAGTGAAGTGTTCCCATATCTCATTAGTTATAGGATGAGTATTGTCCACATAAATTAAACTAGCATTAAACATCATAGTAAGAAAGTAATTGCCTTGATGCATTCCTAGGTGCCATGGAGGCATCCAATCACATGGTATCATAGCTGGAGGTTGAGTATTTACTACTCTATCCAATGGTCCTATAAACAAATTATCTAAATCTGAAAATAATATTCTACCTTCAATACCACAAAGTTGTGGTGCAAATAACGACATCTTAATACCGTCCCAAAAGAACCATTGGTCATTATTAGTTATATCATCCCACAACCATTTTTCAGTACATTCAACAACCTTTATATCTTTATCCAAACCAGTACCATCATCAGTCATACAATATGACTCTAACTCAACATATTCAGGCATCCATCTCTTGGCCATCCGATGTATTAAATTTGGATAATCTGCTTGAAACTTAGTGCCCCATTTCATAGTCAATAAATTTATTTTCATGTTATTGCCTCACTTTGTTTGGCTTACCTAATCCATTTAATAAATTTAAATGATACTGAGGTCTTTCTTTATAAGGATCTTTATCTCTAGGGAAGAATTCTGATCCAGCTTCTGCACCGTAAAATGTCGAGTGAGCAAAACCTCGAGGCATTACTTTAATGACATCTCTATGGAATCTGTTCATATAGTCATCGTTACCTCTGAACTCTATCATAAACTTATCTGGATCTTTACTGTATTCTTCCCATATGTAATGAAATTGTTTACCCTTCCACATCATGAATGAAGAATTAGTTAATGTTGAATACTTAAAACTAGGGTCGTAATTAGATACCTTGTATGCAGTTTGTTCCCAGTCGATAGGTTTCCAATAAGAATACAACATGGTAATTTTATCATCTAAACAAAAATCTGTAACCCAGGTTATATCTCTTTGTATTTTTAGATCGAGATCAAAATATATATTGATCCCATCACCACTAACTTCTTTACTGAACAGATACATTTTATTCCACCAGCCCCAAAGATCTAGGTGACCTACGTTAATAATTTTAACGTCTGGTCTCATAACTAATGTATCATTTGTTAGTAGATTAAATCCTTTTCTCGCTTTTAAACTTCTATCGACATGCGAACATAATGTATATACATGAGTATCAGTATAATAATCTTGAACATCCACCTCAACTCTAAGGGGAGTTTCTGAATGGGTTGTCTTTATTAAATATACATTAATTGGGTCCGTCATTAATCCATTTCCTAGTAATAGTTAGATATTCATCTACCTTTTCCTCAGTTTTACTTTCATCATATAATAATGTTAACGGAAACCATTCCTTACACCACATATAATCAACCACAGTAAAATTATCTACCATCAGTGATGTAGAATCCATTATTGGTGATGTGTGCCCTTGAAACCCACTAAAACTTTTATGTATAACAAATAGTTTTGAAACTTCATTATATTCAAATTTAATTCTAGATCTTGTTTTAAAATCATAAGGATTTAAGTATGCCTGATAAGTGTCTTCATATACAGTCTTAATAAAATACTTATATTTTCTAGGGTTGAATAGTATCCGTACAGCTTCGTACTCTTTGTCTGGTCTTTCGAAGTAGGAAGGAATTGGTGTATCTACAGGAACTTCAATTGTTGGTTCTTCTTGATCTTCTTCCATTAATAACCACCTAAATTAGCCACCAAATGAGCAGAGAGAGGAGCAATTTTGAAGTCCTCTGTTATTCTACCTCTACGCTTTTGTCCCATCCAAGGATAGGGCTTATTACCATGATCACTATCCCAATCAGTAATCTTGACCCAATACCCACTTCTATGCATCCATTTGCCTTTAGAGTTTGGATCTATTGGGAATATAAACGTATCAGTTTCCACATACTCTCCGTATATAGGATGATCTCTGAAAGAGTTAATATAGTCAACAGAAATACCAAATTGTTTTGCACATAACTCTATTAGACCATCAAGACTATAATTGTTGTTAGAATCTACCATATGGTCACCATATTGACCTACGTTTTTTATTCTAAGAAGAGCGTTATCTATTCCCTTTTGTTTAAGCACACTGACCAATCTTCCAGGGGCCTCATCATTTATTCCTTTAACAACAATAGTACCAGTGTCCACAATAAATTTATTTCTAGCAATATTATCAACAGCTAACATTTTAGTTTTAGCACATCTAAGTTCATCTATCTGTTCATACCAGTCATCATTATCGACACCATTGAGACTAATATAAATATGAGATAGTTTAACTTCCTTTAATCTCTGAACATATCTGTTACTTGCTAATCTTAAACCATTAGTTAGCAAAGTGCATCTGTGACCAGATGCTCTAATTCTCTTAATAATGTCTGGCAGATCTTCTCTTACAGTAGGCTCTGCACCCATTATTCTTATCATTGTTTTTTTAGGGAACTTGCTGATACACTCTATGAGTTTATCAGTATCCATATCTGGTATGTCTCTGTTAGGAATATAACAATTCCCACAAGCCATATTACATCTATGAGTTACATCTGCTGTGACATCAGTAAAATGATTGTCCTCAGGATCAAGTTCATAGTAGCCCTCTAATGGTGTCATAAATTTCCTCATTGTAATTAAAGTTAGCTAAGATAGCTACTCTGGGTTCATCGGACAGATGGCTAGTCATATGCATATAACTAGGATTAACAAAATATATTTGACCTATTTCTATATCAACACAATCAATCTCATCCCCCTTTAAATGTGGTACTTGAGCCTTAAATGTGATTGGATCTGATAAAGGAATTATAATATTATATATGTTTGGTGGATCCATGTGATATTCTAGATCATGTCCAGAATCTAGAATTGCATATCTTGTATTATGCAGTTTAATTTTTAGATCATTTTCGTTTATTTGTATTTTAGATGTGTGAATTTGATTATAAAAATCACCTAACTTGTACACATCTTCACCAGTACTAACACCAGCTACAGCATGTTCGTGTCTCTCTTCTGCTGTCTTCATCCCAGTGTAATTAGAACGATCACCCTTTAGACTATCATAGATAAATAGGTTATAGGATATGAATTGTGGTTCTAGTCTGCCAATACATGCAGCTGTTGGGAGTTTTCTATTACGTGCGTGTAGTCTGAGCTCACTTAATTTTGACATGATTACCACCAAATATTGTAATGTATAAATATATTTATAATACCTAGGAGCATATAATGGCAGAGAAAGCTAACATAGTTATAGATCAAGGAGCTAGCTTCTCCACCGACATCGACGTCACTGACGCTAACGGTGATCGTGTAGATTTAACAAATTATACAGCAGCTGCCCAGGTAAGAAAACATTATTCTACATCTAATGCTGCAGCTACATTTACTTGCACTACTGGTACTAGTAATGGCACAGTAACTATGGAACTTACGTTCACAGAAACAGCTAACCTTGCTGAAGGTAGATATGTTTATGATTTAGTTTTGACCAATACCTCAGCTAATACTAAACTACGAGTCGTCGAAGGCTTGGTAACAGTAACACCGAGGGTAACACAATAATGGCAAATCCTAATCCTTTTAGAATTGGTAGGAGTCTTAATAATAGACTAAACTCATTAACTATTTCTGCTACACCATCGGTCGCTGCTGCTGGTCAAAATAATTTAGCAGAATTAGATGATGTTAGAATGTCAGATAAAACATCTGGATCAATTTTGGTTTGGAATGCAGATATTAAAAAGTTTGTTCTCCAAGCTGATAGAGTTTCGGGGGGTAGTTTTTAATGGGTGATACTATCAAAATCCAAACTAGAGTTACTCATAGAGTACTAGATCTTGGAGACATTGATACTACTGATTTGGCCAATGGAGATGTAATAAAATACAATTCTGCCAATAGTACCTTCTATGTTGAAGAGAGATCACGAGTAAGTGGAGGTTCATTCTAATGGTAGAAATTACAGTAAAATATAGTAGTAATACAGCAGTACCTACAAGTCTAGCAAACGGAGAGTTAGCTTTTTCTGCCAATGGATCAAAGATGTTCATTGGACAAGAAGGTTCTGTTATATCGGTTGGTGGTAGAGAATACCCTGGTACACTTACAGCAAATCAAGCACTTGTTGCTGATGCTAATAGTCATATAGATCATGTTAAAACTACAGGAATAACTATTACAACATCTGGTGGTAGTAATACAAAGTACGTTGGTGTATCTTCCAATGTTGCTGAACTATCAAACACAACAACTCTAGTATCTTCTAAAGCTGTCGAAAATTATTTAACAGATCAATTTGCTGCTGATGTAACGCTAGGTGCAAATGTTACAGTAACAGGATCTTTAATTGATGGTTCAGGTAGAGAATTAAAAGTTTTATATTCCAATGGAAATACAGCTTGGGGTAACGAGTAATGACTAAACCTACATCCAAGACTCTGTTCAAAGAATATTGTTTGAGAAGATTAGGTAAACCTGTATTGGAAATCAACGTTGACGATGATCAGGTTGATGATAGAATTGATGAAGCATTGTTATACTATCAAGACTATCACTTTGATGGTGTAGAAAAAACATTTTATAAAGCAACAATAACAGCTGATGATATTACTAACAGATACGTAACAGTACCGGAGAACATCATTGGGATTATTAACATATTTGACGTGGGCGATTCCACTAGTACTAATAATCTATTTAATGTTCGGTATCAAATAGCTCTTAACGATCTTTATGATTTATCTAGATATGACTTGGTACCATTTTATATGAATTTTCAAAACATAAGAATGATCGAAGAAATACTAGTAGGTAAACAGCCTATAAGATACAATAGACATGTTAATAGATTATATGTAGATATGGATTGGGAAAAAGTCAACGTTGGAGAATATTTGATAGCTGAGGCATATCGAATTGTAGATCCAGATACTTATACGGATGTATGGAATGATAGGTGGCTACAAAGATATGCTACAGCATTAATTAAAAGACAATGGGGTCAGAACTTAATTAAGTTTACAGGATTGCAGCTTCCTGGTGGTGTTACATTTAATGGTGAAACACTTTACCAGCAAGCACAGGAAGAGATAGACAAATTAGAAGGTGAAATGATCTCTTCTTACTCACTACCGGTAATGGATATGATAGGCTAATGGCACTTACAAATCTGTACTTCAACAAATGGGCTCACTTTGGTGAGCAAAATCTCATTGAAGATCTCGTTCACGAGTCCATTAAGATGTATGGAATTGAGTTTACTTACCTACCTAAAAATTATAGTGAAGACGGTTATGATCAACTGTACTCCGAAGAGGACAGAGCGGTATATACTGAGCATGCTGACATCGCATGCTATATAGTCAACGTTGAAGGGTTCCAAGGTGAAGGCGATTTTATTTCTAAATTTGGATTAGAAATTAGAGACACAATGCTTCTTGCTATTTCAAGAAGACAGTTTGAAAATGAGTTAATGACTAGGTTTAATATTGAGCGTCCTAGAGAAGGCGACTTATTAATGTTCCCTCTCAATGGTAAACTATACTCAATTAGCTTTGTTGAGCACGAACCTGTATTCTATCAAATGGGTGCCCTACAATTCTATCAACTAAGAGTAGAGCTATTCGAATACAGTAACGAAGAGTTTAATACTGGTATTGCTGAAATTGATAACCTACAAATAGAGTTTTCACAGGATATCTATATAGATGTGCAGCTGGTATCTGAAAAAGACGAGCCTTTGTTTACTGAAGATGGATATAGAATATTGAATGAAAATGAAGATAGATCAGATTCTAGTTATGATTCTGCTAGAGATTACGATACTATAACAAGTGCAGAAAACGAATACATACAATCAGAATCAGATGACATACTAGACTTTAGTGAGGCTGATCCCTTCAGTGA